AAACACAAGTGGATGGTATCTTCTTTTAAAAGAAGTTTCAAGATCTTTTCTTACATTAAAGAGGAGATTCTTTCGATATAATAAAAATGGTTATTAAATTTCAGAGGATTCAATGGACTGGGGACAAGTATTAGTTTTAGCAAGCGTTATTATAGCAATGATAACGTGGTTAGAGACCCGTTTCTCTAAGATAGATCAACACTGGCGTGAAATGTTTATGTACATGGATAAACGCTGGTTAGATAGCCAGAATAAGAAATAAAGTAGTATGGATGATTCATATAAAACTTTAGTTTCTATCGCTTCAATATGTATAATATATCAGTTTGGCTGGCCTGCACTTAAATTTATTTCTAAAATTATTTTATTCGTTCCTTTGGCTTTGGGAAGGTTGCTATCTGATTTACTTAGTTTAAACCTTTTGAAGGATATATTTGATATAATAATATGTATAATTTAATATCTTTTATTTTTTGCTATTATTTCAGCTTGAGCCTTAGCCATACTTAAAGATTTATTACACCATTCTATGTTTCCTTTTATAAGTTCTGATGCTCGTTCTTTAGAACACGAGAAATCTGGCAATCCGAGAGTTAATAAAGATTTTTCCCACTCTAATTCTTTTTTACTAAACTCCAATCCCCGAATAGTTTGATTATATTTCATTGTAAAATAAATATATTTTTCCATATGCATATCCCACTTTTTGAAAAAAAAAATATCCACTTTTGTCCATATTGATAAAACTTCTCTGTTTTTGAAGCAATCTGCTAAAAAACTAAAAGTTCCAAATGGAATTATCTCAACTAATGATTTTAAATGTTCTAAACTATCCAGTCTTTCTTCAATTATTCTAATTTCTTTGTAAACTGAGGCGTTTGTGAAATTTTTGCAATTAAGATTCGGCTGTGAAAATACAAAAAATATAATAAAAAAATATTTTTTCATATGTATGTTTATATTTATTCAAACAATTCGGGGAAGCCAATAACAGGATATAAGATGTGTCTAGCAAAATAATCCAAGCTTCCCCTTAAGAAGTATAACTTATCAAATCTTCTAAAAAAAATCTATAAATTTAAAAAATAATTGTTGCATCGTTTCCAATTTTTGTTAATATGAACTTGTCTAGTAAATTTTAAAATAGCAGGTCATCGAAAATGAAAAGTCAAAATAATCAACCAAAAACAAAAGTAATATTATCAGGCTCAGAAGAAGCAGCTTTGCTTAAGACAATAAGCGATTGTACCAAGGCTTCAAAATCTCCCTTATACAATAACAGCAAGAAATATAGAAATTTTTTGAACCAAATTAAATTTATTTTAAATTACAAAACCAAAGAGCTTCTAGAAAAAGTAGGAGATGTTGACGTTTTGGTTGATGAAAACGGAAAAGTTTTAGCTGAATTTCTAGATTTAAAAAAAATAAGACAAGAACGGAAAAATCTCCAGAAAGAATCCATCGATAAAATTCTCAACGCCTCAGAATTGATACCTTACCGACTTTACCCTACTTTTATAAAAAAAGATTTTAAATTATCCGCTGTATCTTAATTTCAGATTAGGAGTATAGAGCGATGTTTGAAGCTTTAGAAGCTATAGGTGCGTCCGAACTTGTCTGCAATAGAGAGTTTTGGATTGGGGTTACGGGGTTGGTGCCATTGTTTTCGAGCAATTACGGATTGTTTAGACAAGCGTTAAAGTCTTACCGAGCGAAGAAGATGAATCAACTGAGCTGGGACTTGGCCATTACGTTTGTGGTGACGACGGTGTGCTGTTTAAGCCATGCGATTCTCATTAAAGCTTGGTATTTAGCGTTAAAAGATCTGATGGCGTTTAGTTTGGCGACAACGATTTTAGGTTTAAAGATTCTTTACGATGTGATCCGAAGAGAGCGTAACGATTAGGTCTGGAGCCTGATTTATGGTAGAATAGTAACTGTTAGAGAAGGAATATTACAATGAGCATAAATTCACCCATTTTACAAGATACTAATACTATGCCTTTTTCAGAAATCCGTCAAGCCTATTCCTTAGAGGCTTTTGGAAATGCTTTAAAAAACTTAAAAGAGCTACTGGGCGAACCATCTCCCTCAATGAAAGCGATTGAGACGCCTGAGCTGATTACGGACTTTGCGGACGAGCTGGAAGACGCTGAAGAGGAGAGATACGGCTCTTACGAGCAGCAAGTACGGGATTATTACTGGTCAACACGATTATAAGGTTTGAAAGAAAGGAGAAATAAACATGTTAACAAAGGAACAAAAAGAGATTCGTAAAACTGGGATTGGCGGCAGCGATGTAGCGGGTATTGTAGGCCTGTCTAAATGGAAGACGCCTTTACAAGTTTACTTAAGCAAAACCAGCGACTTTGGCACAGAAGAAGAAACAAAAGCGATGACTAGAGGAAACGTCCTTGAACCTTTTGTGCGGGGCTTATTCGCTAAACAGACGGGCTTTTCCGTTAAGGTGTGCCCTCACGTATTTAGGCACCCTCTCAAGCCTTTTATGCTGGGGAATCTTGACGGGCTGGTATCTTCTGAGCAAGCGGTTTTAGAGATCAAGACTTGTAACAGCGTCAGAAAAGGTGAATTTGGGGCCGAATACAGCGATGAAATACCGACAGACTACTTACTACAGGTTCAGCATTACCTGCTCGTGACGGGCTTAGAAAAGGGCTTTGTATCGGTGTTGTTTGGGGACGAGGAAAGCTTTAAGGTCTTACAGACTTGCGTTAAGACCTTGGGCGTTCCCAAAAGCCTGAAATCCTTAAGAGACGATTTGAGTTTAAAGACTTTTTTTGTGAAGAAGAATGAAAACTTACAAAAGCAGCTTTTGAATTTGGAGGAAGATTTTTGGGTGAACCATGTCGAAAAGCGGATTGCGCCGCAATGGAAGACAAGAGAGGATATTTTACTGATGTTTCCGAATAGTTTCGGTGGAAAAAAAATTGTCGCTTCTTCAGATGAGGAAAAGTTAATTGAGACGATTAAACTTAAAAAGCAGCGTTTAAAAGAATTAGAAGAATCAATTTCTGAAGACGAAAATAAGCTTTTAGAAAAACTCCAGGATGCGGAGCTATTGGTCACGCAAGAAGGTAAGAAGTTAGCAAGCTGGAAAAGTCAGATTCGTAAACTGTTTGATAAAGCGGCTTTGGCTTTGGATTACCCTCAAATGATTTCTCAATATACAAAAGAAACAAGCAACAGAGTTTTAAGGATTAGTTAAATGAAATTAAAAGATTTGCTAAAAAAATCAGTGGAAGAAAAAGATTTATTACTTTTCAACGATATATTCAAAAGATTTGGGGTTAGGGAAACTTTTGAGGCTCTTCGGGGTTTAGGAATTTTTGGTTTTTCTGATTTTTTAGAAACACATATTAAAAATCCTCTTATTTTAAAAGAATTTTTAAAAATTTATAAGAAAAAAATAAAAGAATTTCTAAAGATACAGCGCAGAAAAAGAAGTTTTTGCTCGTTGTAAAAAACGAAACGTAACTAAAAAAAAGGAGAATAAAAAACATGATGATGGCGGATTTAAAAGAATTAACCTTAGAGAATCGTGACGATATAGCGGTTGTTTTAGATAGCTTCCCGTTAACAAAAGAAGAAGAACAGGATGTTCATATTTACAGTAACAAAATGTTTGAGCAGATTGAAAAAGAATTGTCCTTTACGATTCATGAAGCGGTAAAAGACGCGGCGATTGATCATGAGAAGAAGGCGATGCGTCGTCTTATTATCGAACGTATTTTTAATAAATACTTAGTGAAGGGTCATGCCACCTTAGAAGCAATGATGCAGTATCACGGAAGCGAAAGGAGTGTTAACTAATGATTGAAACACAAGGACAAAGTCAAGAAAATAATGGTCAAAGATCTGTAAAGTCTGTAAACATTTTAGATATTTTAAGTAGTGAAGGATTTAAAAAAGAGATGGGCAAGATTGTTCCTTTTTCAAATCGAACAGAACGGCTTGCGTCAATCGCTCGGTTTCAGGTTAAGCAGAATCCAACGTTGCAAAGGTGCCGCCCGTCAACAATCGCTCGCTCGGTTTATCGGGCTTGTGAGCTTGGCTTAAGTCTTGGGATGGGGGGCGAGGCTTACTTAATCCCCTATGGGGATGATTGCCAACTGGTGATTGGGTATAAAGGTCTTATAAATTTAGCGGCACGGACTGGATCTCTAAAACAGATTGACGCTGATGTGGTGAGAGCGGACGATGAATTTGAGTATTACAAAACGGATCGGGTTCATTTTCTACACAGGCCTAATTTTAAGAAGCTCGATTCAGCGATTGAGTTAGTGTATGCCAGAGCAGAGCTTCGTGAAGGTGGTTTTACCGTGACAGTTATGCCCGTTTCTGAAATTAAAGAGATTGAGAGTGTTTCAAAGTCAAAAGCAATATGGACTAAACATTGGAATGAAATGGCTAAAAAAACGGCAATCCGTCGCTTAATTAAGACATTACCTAATATGGGTTGGTTAGAAAAGTTTTTGGCTGAGGATATTGACGAAAAAGAGATTAATGAGAATTACAGCGCCGATGTAGAAAAACTTTCTAAATCGGATAGGATAGCGAATCTTTTAGGTGAAGAATCAAGAGCTCAAGCGGATAGTTGTCGCCCAGAGGTCAATGAAGAGGTGGTAAATCATGACGGACTATAAAAATGATTTAGAGAAAGCGAAGAAACAAAAAGAAAAAATTGTTGAGACAATAAATCAATTATCAGGGGAGCTTGCTGACATTTCTAACGAGATTAAGAATTTAGAGCGTGTGTTGAGATTTAAAGTGCAATCTGAAAAAAACATTAAGGTTCAAAAAGATGAATGAAATTTTGAATTTCCTAAAAACAATTGTAAATCCAGAAAAGGAGTTAAGGGAATTTTTAGAAAAAAACATTATTTTTTATTCCAAAGAAAATGAAGGCGAGAATTTATTTATAAATGAAATATATTTTGTTAACGACAAAGGGGAATTCACAGAATTTTTTGATAAAAGAATTTTTGTTGATATAGGTTATTACCCTCCAAAAAAAGAATAAATAGGGAAATTATAAATATGAAAATTAAGGAATTACTTAAAAAAATAGAGAACTTAGATCCAGAAATGAGTATTTATATTAGGCAACCAATTGAAGTTGATAATCGGGGGAATATAGAATATTTTTTAAGTGAAGTAATCGGCACAATTGTTCAAAAATATTGTAATTGCGCAAAAAAATGCGACCATGAACAAGATTTTTTAATAAAACTAAAAGAAGATTAACGTTCTTTCCCCCGACAAGCAGTGAAAAGAACCAAATTAACAATAACTTAAATAAGAGAAAATTACAAATGGAAGACTTAATCTTATTTGTCGAAGAAAATTTTTTTAAAACGGTGTATTTTACTTGCGCTCTTTTAGTTTTTTGTTGGTTTTTAGAAAAAAAGGAAAATTAAAAATGGAAGAAATTAAATTAATAGGCCAAACAACTTTTGAACGCCCCCTTATCACCCCAATGAGCACAATCAAACCCAATAATAATCTTAAAGGCCCTTGGGCTAATGAACCTGATATTTACCTTTTTAGTTATCGAGATCGGACAAGCCTAATAAGACGCTTTATGCCTTTAGGTTATTTATGTGGATATGTTCATTTGAAAAAGGAAGAAGAATTAAAAGATATAAAATATTTTGAAGATAATATAGAGGTTCATGGAGGTATAACTTTTATGGATTATATTCTAAACAATAATCGTTTTTCTGAAGAAACGAGAGGGCCTATTGAAAGATTAGTGCCTGATTGTACCAATAAATGGATTGGGTTTGATTGTGGTCATTGGGGTGATTTTGCTCCTTTTCATCCTATTATTCCTATTGAGGTGTTCCGATTGGAACAAGATGTATACAGAGATTTAGATTTTTGTATAGAGGAAACAAAAAGAGTGATTGATCAATTAGAAACAAAGGAATAAAAATGTGGATTAATATTTTTATACTTTTGATAACAGCCGTTATAACCTTGTTGATTTTTTATAAATTACTCTATTTTCATAGAGAAACATTCCGTATGATGAAATGTTTGTGTGAGGTTTTAAAAAAGATGAATAACAACTTTTTAATATTGTCGGAAGATGTTGAATCAATACTAAAAATAATAAAGGAAAAAAAATGATAGAATCAGATGTTATTAAGAACTTACCGACGATTTTAAGCATTATAGGGCCTATTTTAGCGGCTGTTTTATATATTGATAAACGGCATCGAGAGGATTTAAAGGCTCATAAAGAAGACACGCAAAGCATGGAAAACCGCCATCGGGAAGATATACAAGAGATGAGCTCCCATTGGCGAGAGTTATTTATGTATATGAATAATCAGATGCGAAGAAGGCCTGTTAAGCGAATTCGTACTCCTGAGAAACCAGAAGAGTATTTTGGAGATAAAAAATGATTAAAATAGAATTTGACGACACAAAATTTGAATTTGAAAGTATTGAAGATGCTTTGCAACCTGTTTTTGTGACTTCCTCTGATTTGCCCGTCGGTCTGGAGACTTCCCTCGATTTGGTTCAGGTTGACGAAAACAACCGAGTTCAAAAACAATGGAAAATTAATACTAAACTTGATCAAGCTTTTGCGTATTTGCTTTGCAAAAAAGCAAGCGAAAAAGGATACAGGTATTTTGCAAGAGACAACCCCGATGATCCTGAAAGCGATGGAACAGCGATGCGTCTTGTTCCCTAATTTTTCCCTTGATTCGATTTCTCTATTTTTTTGTGTTATAATTATTATGTCAGTTATTAATAGTTAGAAACAGAAGGGTATCCTCATAAAGTTTATTTTTCCTCTTGCAAATAGTCATTATTTAGCGTTGACGAAAGCCGTTGGCAGTGGTTTTCGTATATCAAAAAGGAAGGGGCGATTCTTAAGGATCCCTTTATTAGGGAGAATCATGTCATGGATGAAGAAGATTACAAGAATATAAAACTAACCTTAATCATTTGCGGGTTAGTTATTTTTGCCACGATAACAACAGTAATAGGTTTTAAATTTCTTGCGCCAGAAGTAAAGAGTTGCGAATTATCAAAACAATCTTCCCCCTCCCGTTTTTATTCAAAGTATTATTTAGGGGGTCTAAAGGGTAAAAGTAGCCAGGAGGTTATAAAAAGTCGTTCAGATTTAAAATGGCGTCCTGACGGCACGGAAAATGGTTTTAAAGGGGGTGCGAGCGTTGGCTTCGCCCATGACTTTCAAAAAATTCCCGTTTGGGTCGGGGGAGAGACAACCTTCTTTTTAGAGAATTCTGAGCTTAATAAAACAGTTGAGAATCAAGAAATCGTAGCTAATAAGCGGATCATACCCGGCTATGGCTTCGGTGTTTCAGCCCTTTTAGGAGTTTCTCTTAAGGGAATAAAACCTTATGTGAGGGTCGGTCAAGAATGGGTGAACACGTCGTTTGAAGTTTATGCAGCAAACGAACAGACAGAAGAGCTCTTAAGGTTGAACCATGCATCTAAAAATTTAAGCCGAACCACTCTTTTTGTTCCCGCTTACGTTTGGGGTATAGGGTTTTCCGCTCCTTTAAGTTCTCACTATTCCCTAGGAGTTGAACTGAGCCAAAGCGTTTCAAAAAAAACGAATGCCTTTAAAGAATTACCTTTATCGCCTATTCAAATCAAAAAAACCAGCGTCATGGTTTTTGTCAAAAAATCTTTTTAATGAAGGATAGTTATCATGAACAAGCCCAGTTATTATTGTTATTGGCTTTCTTTATTACTTTTATTTGGATCAAAGGTCTCTTACACCTCTGATCAATTGATAGCGCTTCAATCTGATTCTCAGAATTCTGGAAAATCGGTTGAGTATAAGATGGTTGGGAGAGGCTCCTTTGATGTATCATTGTCCTTAAAACAAAAAAACGCTTTGGAAGACTCGTTAATCCTGATTGATCAATCAAAAAAAAACGTTGCGGTTATTTCCTCTTCTTGGCAGAAAATTAAAAAAACGAGTAATCAAGAGATATCCTCAAAAGAATCTTTGTCTGTTTCTAAAAGCTCGAAAACGGAAAGCTTTCTGCACAATCCTTTTTTTTTCAACGAATCGTTAAATATAAAAAAAACTAAGAAAGACTTAAAGCCTGAGATTGCTTTTACTCAAAGTATTTTTATCCCGAACAACAAAGAATTAGAATCGGAATATAGTGAACCTTCACACTCTTCAATCATTGAAGAAATGTTAGAAAAAAAAGAATCGGTTTTCCGAGAATCACACTTACTAAAGAGCACTTTGAATAAAGCTTTTTTGTTAAGTTCTAATCAGAACTTAATATTCTCAAACGCAAACGTTAGACTACCGCTTAAGGAAGAAAGGAGTCTGAATTCCACCTCAAAAGAACAGCCTCTTGAAAATAGGGAATCGGATTCCGTAAATTTAAATTTACAAGATTCCTCTTCTCTTAAAAATTCTATTCCCCAGCATCTCTCAATAATTGAAACGCAGGAGCGGCTTGAACAAGTTGTCGCAAAATCCGCAAAAACTCAACAATCGGAAATTAACAAACGAAAATCCACAGAACAAGAAGAGCTAGAAAAGATAGAGGAAAGAGAGCGTATTTTTATGCATTTCTTCGGAGGGCCTTCCTTTGAACAAGCGGATTTAAAAGCGACTGAGCCAATCAGGGAACCTGTGGTTCTCTCTCCTCAACAAAGTATTTTTAAAAGACAAGTGAGATGTCCATGTATTGTGGATTATATTAAACTCAAGCCAGGTTATAGTCCTGCTAAACTGAAGATTAAACGCTTAATTGTTAACCCAACGTCTAAAAAAATTGGGGGCGTTCCCTCTTCTCCAGAAAAGATTAAAAAGGAAAAGAGCTTCATTCAAAGAAGTTCTACTGAAAGATTTCAAAGAAAGGAGGGAGAACACCCTTTTATTTCTCTTTTGACCTCGAAGAAAGTTCGTTCAATAGCTCCGAAACCTTTCCGAATTCATAGAAAAACGTTTGCCGAGATTTTAAAAGGAGAGAAATAGAAAAAATGAGAAAAAGACAAAATCTAAAATATCTATTGTTTTTTATATTTTATTCGTTAAAAGAAAAATTAAAAAAAATAAGGAATAAAGTAAAATCAGGGTTAACTGTTGAAGAAATTATTAGTTTATTTTTTATCTGTATGTTCTCTTTTTTTTTGGTTCTTACAGTAGTCATCGGCGGAAGATTGCTTTATTTAAAATTGAATCATATTTCTCCTAATAAATTAATTAAGGGGGGTTTTGGAAAATGGCAAGCTTAAACAAAGTAATTTTAATTGGTCATTTGGGTAAGGATCCTGAAATTCGCTTTACCCAAGAGGGGTTAAAGGTTGCAAGCTTTTCTGTTGCCACAAGTGAATCTTGGAAAGATAAAGAAACGGGAGAAAAAAAAGATAAAACAGAATGGCATCGCATTGTTGTCATGAATGAAAGATTGTCCGATATTGCCGAAAAATACATGAAAAAGGGATCAAAAGTTTATGTTGAAGGGCAGCTTCAAACCCGAAAATGGACTGACACTTCAGGGCAAGAACATTATACAACCGAAATTCTTTTATCCCGTTTCAAAGGGTCAATAATTTTATTGAGTACTAAAGAAAGTGTAGATGAAAAATCTGAAAAAGAAACCGAGACTTTTACAGAAACAACATCATTAAAATCCCCTTATAATCCTTTTGAAAAAGAATCATCTCCAGAACAGGATTACACTATAGACGATGACATACCTTTTTAAAAAAAAGGCCTAACAATGTTATTTCATTTATTTACAGCCGTCATCGCTTGCTTAAGTCTCTGGGGAGCCTATTTAAACGCTGGTGGTAAAAAAAGCGGTTTTTATGTGTGGGGAACAGCAAATTTAGCTTGGATATTGGTAGATGGTAGCCGTGGACTTTGGGCGCAGGCGGCTCTTTATACGGCCTTTTTGGCTATGAATATTTACGGTTGGTACAAATGGAAAAATAAATAATGAATATTGAAGAATTTAAAAATCTTAGTTTTGAGGAAAAAACAAATGTTGTTAGAGAAGCGTGTTATAACACCTATGGAGACGCTTTAAATTTAATAATGAGTAATGAGACTGTTCCTATTTGTTTTCCTAAAGAAAGTTTAAGAACAATAGGTTTTCAAGGGCGTCTTAATTTAGCGATAAAAGATTTACATGATTTAAAAATTATTCGATATCATCCTAAATATACGGGGGGATATTATCATTGTTATCAGGGAACAAACACATTGGAGTGGGAAAAAATTTGTCAAGCGCTGTATCCTAATTCCCCAAACGCCTATTTACATATTAATCGTTTTCATTCTTTTCCTTTTCCTGAAAGTTATACTTTAGAAAGTTTTAAAGAGTTTGGAAAAAAAATAAAAAATTGGGAAACATCTAAAAATGGCAATAGTTAATCAACTTGTACAACTTACGGCTGAACCTGGCGTTAAAGACGATATCCAGCCTATTCTTTCTGATACTTATTTAAGCACAGAATGGGTGCGCTTTCGCAATACGGGCATGCCACAAAAAATATTGGGCATGGAAAGTATAGCCGATTCTTTTACTAGAGAAGGTTCAGCTATTGAGAATTACGGAATAAACGGCTCGACTTGTATTTTCTCTTATCCCGTCACAATGATTGAAAAAGATAAACTGGACCCGACAAAAGAAAAAAAATATTACTTAACGTCAATTATTTATGCTGTTCCAGCCATTTCTTTTGTAACGCAAAATCGCAAAAATATCTTAGCTTTTAAACAGTTATTTTTTGACGAAAATGGGGCTTTGTTTTCTGGAGAAAAATTAAAGGATACCCCGCCTCAGAACTATAATTTTTATTATCTGCCTGATGACATAGATTATGATTCGGTTATACCAACACTTCAAGTCGTTAACTTTTTAAGAAAGGGAGGGGATGGAGAACCTGCACAAGTATCGGAAACTTATCTTGTTCTTTCTTTAAATAATGCGTCTGAATTAGGCAGTTCTGAAACTTATAAATTATATTATGCTCCGCTAGAATCGAAATTTGTTGTTTCTGATGCTTCAATAATAGCACCAATCCCAATAGAGTTTAAAATTTGTGAAACAGATCAAACAACGGGAAATCCGCCAGTAAAAGTTCCCTTGACCTATAGCGGTGGTTGTTTAGTTTTGAATAACACATTTATGATTGTTTACGGAAATGGGGGGATAATTTGGTGGAAAGTACCAAAAACAAGTTACGACAATGTCGCGGATTTTTTTAATGGATGGAATACGGATAATAGAGATATTATTGATTCCACAAAAGTTGTTGCCGCGCAAGCAATTAGGGGTTCCACAAGCTATAGTTGTCTTTTCTGGTCTTTAGGTTCGTTAAAACAAACAACTTTTTCCGTTAAAAAAATTGAAAATCCTCCTGATCCTAACGAAGATTACACGGTAGAAGCGACGACTCAAACGCTTGCCACAAGCACTTCTATTTTATCCTGGCAAAGTATTGTGGAAAATAACGGTATTTATTATTGGTTAGGAGAAGGACAGATCTACAGCTATTCTGGGGCACTTAATACAATTCCTAACATTTACAATGGAGAAACGTTTTTTAATGATATGGACAGGTCGCGAACGGTTCGTATTTTAGGATTTTATCTTCGTAAATACAACGAGATTTGGTGGGTTTACACGCCAAGAACTGGTACTAATACAAAAATTAATAGCAAAGTTAATATATTCAACCTATCTTTAAATTGTTTCAATTTAACGCCGACAATTTTACCCATTCACGCTTTTGATGGCACGGATAACCTAAGCTTTGATTATCCGCTTATTAGCACTCCAGAAGTGAGAGGAAGCATTTTTTGGACAGATTTTTCAATAACAATCCCAACTTTATGGCAATTTGAAAAAGGAAGGGATTTGACACTTTATCCTTATTCAGTAAATCCTAATTTTAATCCGCAACCATCTGGCACTGTTTCTCTTCCTATCCCCTGTTCTTTGAAAACAAGATGGATAAATTTTAATACAAGCACAGATGGCTGGAGTAAACTTTACAAAATAGAACCATTATTTTTATTAGATCCACAGAATGTTACTTACAATTTAATTGTTAGAACGAAAAATTGGGCAAACCAATATGAAGAAAATGAACCCATTATTTTTGAGGGCTTAACAGGAAGAAACAATTACATTGATTGTGGGCCTATTCATTCCCGTTTCTTTAGTTTTGAAATTTTCTTTCCAATTCGCTCTAATGTGAACGTGAACGCTTACATTAATTCTAAGTCATTTTTTAATGGCTGCACACTCAATCTTTATTTCGGAGAAGGTGCTGGCCTTAATACAGGGGACGAATTGAATAAACGAATACCTTCAGAAAATGCTTTCTAAAAATATTCCCCTTCCGATTGCTCTTACCTCACTATCCAGATGGATAGGTGAAATTATTATTTTTCAAAAAGATTGGTCAATTCCCTTGCCTCCAGAAACTGAAGAAAAATGGAAAGAGTGGGTGTATTCTTTCTACAGATCAAATCCAGAAATAGCAAATAAAGGAGCCCCCTTACCTCAAGATACGCAAAAGAATTGGCGTGAATGGGCTGAACAATTTCTTTTTTTCTCTCAAATCTTATGAGATATTTTAAAAGGCAATTACGCACTTTAGAAAAAAGAGCTAACGAACTTTTAACCTTATCAGATGTTTTGCCTTTGTCTGAGGAGGAATTAGAAATAAAACAAAAGTGTGAAGAAAGTCTTATTTTTTTTATTGAAACGTTCTGGTATGTCTTGTTCGGAAATCGAAAATTTATTAAGAGCTATCCTTTAGAAGCGATTTGCGATCATTTGGAAGCACTGGAAGCGGGATTAATAAAAAAACTTCTCGTTTGCGCCGTTTCTCGTATTGGAAAATCTACGCCTGTTAATATTTATTTTCCGAGTTGGTATTGGATCAAAGCTCCTTATCGTAAAATTCTTGCTATGTCCCATGATCATCCGACCACTTTAGATTACGCGAAGAAACAATTGTTATTACAAAAAGATACATTCTACAATCGTCTATGGGGAGATACTTTCCGCTTACAAAAAGATTTTTGTAGTGTCTCAAATTTTTATAATACGCAGGGGGGATCCCGTAAATCAATTTCCATTCATGGGGGCATGACAGGCTCAGGGGGTGATTTAAGAATTATTGACGATGCGAATCGGTTAAAAGACTATTTAAATATTAATAAGATTCAGGCCGTTAATACAATTTACAGAAGCGAAATATCCACCCGTTCAGAAGGATATGACCAATCTTCTACAATTGTCTGCATGCAGAGATTAAACAAAATAGATTTAGTTGGCTATTTACTTGATACACAGCCTAAAAGCTGGGTTCATTTATTTCTTCCAACAGAATTTGACCCAAATTACGTTTGTTCGACAGTTCCCTTAAAAAACGGCAAAGTATGGAAAGATAAACGAAAAATAGAAGGCGAAAGCATTTGTGAACAACGGTTAACCCCCGAAGCAATTCAAGATCTTAAAGCAGGTTTTGAGCATGATGAGCGATTAATATCGGCTGTTATGCAACAGAATCCAAAAGAGGACACGGGTATAGTGATTGATCCTTCTTGGTTTCGTGTTTGGGATTCTTATGCCCCGCAACTTGATTATATTCTACAAAGTTGGGATACGGCTTTTACCAATAAAGAAAAAAATGCCGCTTCTGCTTGTACAACATGGGGAGCTTTTAAACATCCAGAAACGGGAGAACCAAGCGTTATTCTTTTAAGCGTTCATGCGGGGCATTGGAATTTTGCGGATCTCCGTAAAAAAGTTTACGAGATTTTTTATGATTTTTGGGAAACAGATTTTGAATCAAAGCATAACCCAAAATTACCCGTTGACGCCGTTCTAATTGAATCAAAAGCTTCAGGAATTAGTGTTATTGACGAATTCCGTGCTACTGATCTTCCCATTAAAAGGTTTGAACCTATTGTCTATGGGTCTAAAAAAACCCGTCTTGATCTTGTTAGCCATTACATTGAAAATGGTCGTGTTTTTCTAAAGAAAGATAAAGAATTTGAATTTGATATACCGTTTGTTATTACTCCTGGCTCAAAAGAAATGTTGAAACAGCTCAAACTATTTCCTACAGGGCCTTGCGATATTTTAGACTCAATGAGCCAAGCTTTAATTTATTTACGTAAGCTTGGTTATCTCATCAACACAAATGACCCCGCCAATGATCTTTTTACAAAATTTGGTTTCTTTTCAAATCTAATTAAAAGTTAACCTATTCTTTGAACTATCTGGAATTACCGGACAGTTGTTTTTCTAAATATAAATTGTTATTATGTAAACGTTAAAGGTGTTATTCAGACTTTCGCCTTTAATATGGTGGTAAACGCTTTGATCGCCCCGGCTTGCAATCACAGGTCGGGTTTTTTTATCCTCCGAAAACTAAATTATTTAAATTTCTTAAAGCTAACGCACGACCGACGGGATTTTGTGGTAAATTTTTGAAATTTGTAAAACCGCTTTTGAAAGGTGTTGTAACAGCTCCTATTCCCGCTTCTTGAAGTCCCTTGAGACTTGTGGGATATAATTTCAAATCATCAATATAATTTTGTTTTTTGTTTATATCTGTTTGTAATTTGTTAAATTTATTTTTTGCTGCTTCAGAAGCCCAATTTTGATAATCTTTGCCCAGTTTTATTTTACCTTCTAAATTTTTGAAGAGATTTGATCTTGTCTTAGGATTAATTCTTTTAACAATTTCTTCAATTTCTTGAATAGTTTTTGCCTTATCAAAAATTCCTTGTGCCGCCAATCTTGCAATTTCTTTTTGTTTGGCGATATCTACGCCTTTAAAAAGCCCCCCTGTCTCTACGTTATTCAACGTTTTAGCTATAAAATTTTTACCTAATTTATCCCCTGAATCATTTTCAGCAATCTTGCTTAAATCTTTAAAGTGACCTTTATAAGGCTCAGCGTAATTCTTTGCGTAATTTTCTTTTAATTTCAAATAAGACTCTTGAAGATTCTCAGGTATAGCTTCTTCTAAATCCTGTTTTAAGCCAAACCTTAAACTTTTTAATTGTTTATCGTCTACATTGGATGGCACACCCCATTGTTTTTGTAATTTATTATCTAATATTTTTTTTAAAGTAGTCCTTTGAAGCGGCGCGGCAGTTCCTACCTCTAACTCAATTTTGTTCATTGGTTTCAAATTAATATTAGGCTCTAAATTAGAATTTTTTAATATTTTATTTGTTTCCGATTTTCTAAAAACTGGCAATTCTTTTGCAAGATTTGTTAAAGGAAATTCTTGATTTAATTTTTTATTAAAATTATTCAAAGAAATTTCTTCAGGGATTTGAGAAAAAATCTCTTCAAAAGCTTTGTTATAAGGTTTTTTATGATTTTCAAGACCAATAGGTAATGTCTCTTTTAATAAATTTGACAATTCATAAGGATCTTCATTCCCCTCAACACCCATATATTTTTTTGTTTTTTCAACAGCTCTGTTGCCCAAATTCTTTTCATAATTTTCGTATATTTTCTCTTTTTCTTTTAGGTTTGCTAAATTTTCAATTTCTTTTTCTTTTGTTTTATTAGTAACCCATGTTTTGGGTGGTCTTATTTTAGGCCCCCCTAACGCTTTAGGCCAAACACGATTATAGACAGTTTTAACCGCTTTATTACCCAAACCTCCTAAACCACTTCCAATTAAACTTGTTACTAAATCTGGGACAAAACCAAGTTCTGCTTCCCTCTCCAAAGCACTGTTTTTAGCGTTTTGATTGACCACGGCTCCCCCTAAAAGAGGCAACGCTAATTTTGGAATTGCTTTTAGCGGAGTTCCAACTAGCCCTGCGGCAAATTCGCCGATATTTTTAGCGTAACGATTTCCTTCATGATACTCAGGTTCTTTTATTAAACTGTTTTCTAAATCTTTTTCGGCTTTTTGTATTTCTTCTGGAGTTTTTTTCCATCTTTGCAAATTAATATTCATTTTACCTCGTGCTCGTGGCCCCGAGCCGACTAAATCCGCAAAATTATCAAGACCTTCTTTTAAACCACGACCAAAAGATTTAACAAGCCCCCAAGCCCCGGCTTCATAAGAATTTTTTAAAGTAAAACCCTCTTTCAGCGCTTGTTTAACTAAATCTCTTTTGACTTCGCCAATAGTTCCGTCTGGCGCTTTCATTGTTATTGTAAATTTTGTCATTTTTTACCTCTGAAAAAAGTATTTTTTCTTTTCTTCTAACCCCTGCGGTGGCTTGTCCAAAACGCCGTTTGTATTCGGATTAACGGGTATATTAGGATTGCGTTGATTAGTTTCTAAGGCTTCGTCAATTGTTACGCCCTCTGGTTTTTCGAATCCGCCATAATTCGCTATAATATAATTTCTCACTAAAGGATTGTTTAAAAAAGGCGCCGCTCTGTTTAAAACAAATTTTTTTCTAGATTTTTCGTCTTCGTCAACTAAATCTATAAAATTTTGCGCTGTCTTAATTTGCTGCTCTGGCCTAGCTCCCCCTAATTGGTTTTTACTTTTTAAGGCAATCGCTTGCCCCTGATTCGTGGCCGCTTTACCAGAAGTAATTTGGGATAAAGGCGCTGCGACGGCATTGGTATTTTGCTCGTAAGAAGCTAAATCCGGAGCATCCCCCGCACCAAAAAGAGACCCCACAATGTGGTGAATCCCCTCACCAAAACTTTTAGGAATCAGCGCTTTAGAATATCGCAAAGACCAGTGGCTTGGATCAATTTTCTTACTTTTAATTAAATCTATTTGGTTTTGGCCAGCGTGCCTTAAATGATTATAGGCTTGCTTAATCTTTTCTTCATCTTCTGTTATTTTTTTAATAGAGCTCTGAAATAAAGCATATTCTTTTTCTTCTTTTGCAGTTTTTTGTTTTTCACGGGCCATATCCTCTTTTTCTTTTCTAGTATCAAAAAGGGATTGAGCTGTTAACCTTCTAATGTCGTCTAATACATTAAAACGTCTATTTTTTTCTTTTAATTCTGCGCTTTTCCACTCGACATTCTCTTTATGCCTTTGTTCTTTCCCCGCTTCTAATCCGATCGATTTTAAAAGAGATATAGCCGTTTTTTGAGATTCTGCCGCCAAAGCCTGTCTATTTTTCTCTTGTTCTAATCTTAATTCTTTTGCCTTTGGGGCCATCTCCCCAAGTGCGGTAGCGATATTTCCATGACCTGGGCCCATAGCTTTTAACCCAAGACCCCTTGTGATAGCCGCCCCCGTTAAAGCTAATTCAATTTCGTCTGGATCTGAAAAATTTTTCCCAAATTCTTCTTTTGAATTATTATTTTTCTTTAGCGCTTCCAAAACAGAAGCTAAATAATCTTTACCTGTTAGTAAGCCGCCTGTATTTTTTTTCACAATACCACCACTTTTTTTTCCTTTTTTTAAAGAAGCTACTTTTGCATTAACGGCATTGTCAAAATCTTCCTGCCAATTGTGTCCCGCGTTATAAGCTTTTGCTCCTTGTCCCGCTAAATTTCCTATAATGGCAGCCTTTTCCCAATTGTTATTAGGGGCCCTTATTTTGTCGAATTTAACAAATTCTGGTGCTCTATTACCAACTAAAGCAACGGCGTTGAAATCATCGTGGGTTTTTAATTGTTTTTTTAATAATTCGTTTTGCTGTTCCGCTGCCATTTCGTCTAATTTTTCGCCTCTTACTCTTTGGCCGAATCGATCAAAAACATTAGTTTTTTCCTTCTGTCTTTCAATAGCTTTATCTTGTGCCTCAATTTTGCTTGTGTGCTCTTTTTTTGCTTCGTCTAAATCAAGTTTTCCTAAATCTAAATTACGGTTTTGAAAATCCTGTAGCTCTCCCCTTCTATCTTTATATCGATCGTATTCCAAATCGTAAGCGCTTTTTAAAGCTTTTTCCCTTGTTTTATCAGAAATATTTTTGAACGTTGTCCCACGCTGTAAAATTCCTTGCCCAGGTGTCATAGCCATTTCTATATTTTTATTATTAATATGTTTTTCGTACAAATCGAATAGTTTTTGCATCCCTCGATCTGCTTCCGCATTGTACCCTTCCCTGAACTTATCTATTGTAAAATCCTCTAATTTATTTAAGGGATCTCTTAACTTATTAATTTTATTTTCAGAAGAGTAAACTGGCGCAGATTGAGAATTTTTATCAATATAATCTTTAAGATTTTTTCTAAATTTTTCTTCAATTTCTGGATTTAGAGAAGCGAAAAGAGGTTTGAACTCTTGATCGTATTGATAAGGTTGCTGTTCCGTTTCATTCTTAAGATATTTATTATAACCAACAACTTCCGCTAAAGTATGAGGATTGCCCCCTTCCGCTCTGGGAGGATTTTTAAGTTCTGTAGGTTTGGCTAGAACATTTTCTATTTTTTGTACATCATCTTTAGATAAATTAGGATCCCTTTTAATTCTTTCAATGTTATTATTAATTGAATCAATTGCTTTTTTGTGTACTTGAGTTTCTAATACTTGAGGTTGTATTGGATTAGAGCCACCTATAAATTTCCTTGTTCCTTCGGGTCTAGAATCTTCAATTTGTTTTTTTATGGCTTTTAAACGTAATATTTGATCGTTAGGGTTAAGCCCTGATAATTCTTGAATTTCCCCTAAAACAAATTGTTCAATATTTTTTTCTTGTTCTTCGGTTAACGCAGGGGAGTTTTGAAATTTTCTCTTTAAAATTCTTCCATTTGGCTCTATTTGCTGGGCAGTAATATTTTTAAGGGAATCTAAAAGATTAGGTGTAGGCCGTGTTAAATAAGCTGGATTAATAAAATTTTCTACTTTATTTGGCATTTTTGGTAAAGCCCTAGATAAAGAAGTATTTTCTTGTAAAGGCCTTCCGTCTGTTCCTTGTGAATTTAATTGAGCAAAAGTTTTATTAAAAATACTAGGAGCTTCTCGGAAAATTTTACTAGATGTATTTGCGACACGCTGATTAGAATTTTGAAGCGCCCCGTCTATATCAAAGGTAACAGATCGTTCAAGTCTCGGAGCATCTCGAAAAGGGTTATTGGCTTCTTGCTCCTTAGCAACTTCTATTTCAAGTTCCTTTACTCTATTACTTTGAGCAATTACTTTCTGTTCAATTTCCTTAAATTTTTTTTGAGAAGCATTACTCCGTGCTGTTATTATTTCGAGTTCCCTTAATTCTTGCAACTTTTGTAATGCTATCTCTAATAACTCTTTATTTGTTTTCATAACTACACCTTGACACTTAAATAAGATTCAAAAGGTTTTGCTTTTTTTGGCAAACGGCTCGGATCATCTCGTTTATCTTTACGAAGTTCATTAATGGCATTTTTAATAACATTAGACCCCTCCTTAATAGGATTTTTAGATTTTTTGTTTTTTAATAATCCGAGAATTTCAACAACACGGGGAGGATGCTTATACTCTTCATTAGCTAAATAAACAGGCACTTGCGGTGTTTTATTTGGTAAGGAAGAAGGTAATTTTTTGCCGTATTTTTTTACCAAATAATTTTCAAAGCGCTTTAACTCTTTTGCTCCCGCTTCTGAAGAACCATCCCCTAAATCACTAACACTTGAGGCGTCAATAATATAAGAATGAAGCGGCGTAGATGTTTTAATAGAATCGCTTTGACCTGTTCCAGGCCCTTTAATCCAGCCTCCTTTATGACTTGAGGGAGGGGCGGCTAAACCACCTTTTTTAAACCCGTATAAATTTTTCCGATGTTCCTTATGTGCTTCCGCTAAATGTTGATTCATTTGGGGAACGGGATTAAAATTTAAAAACTTTTTTAATCTTTCTAACTCGTCCATTTCTTGTCTACGGTAATATTTATTGTCTTCCATTGCCCCAAGTTGTCCGAATAATTGAGAGGCTCCCATAGCGGCAAATGGTAAAGCTGCCATCCAACCGAAGAACTCTAGCAATCCGTCTTTAGGGTTTAATTTAGGCTGCCCACCTGTTAAATAAACAAAGAACTTAGCGAGACCTAAGGGCATAGAGACAATTTCCGTATCTCCATAACGGCCGTCTTGTTTGAGTTTCTTTAGCATCTTTAAACGCATGACGTCGTTAACCGTTTTAGGAATTTCTGGATTGTTTAATGCTTGTTCTCTCGTGTCGGGCATTCCCCCTTGTAATCTTTGTAAAACTTCCCCTAAATAGGTTGTGGGCTTTTTCTTAGCTAACGCAGCAATTTTTGCCATAAGTTGTGGATGTTGTTTAAACAATTCCCACAAAGGAGCAAAGTTTTTCAAACCTGTTTTAGGGTCAATTTCTGCGTTTGCCAAATGATCCAGTAACCCTATTTCTTCAGGATTAACGTGGACTAATATTTCTTTTTCATTATCGTTCATTGTCTATTTCCTTTTATTAAATTTCTAGTGTTGGAATGTTCCACAAAGGGAAAGATGGCGTTGGAAACCCATTGTTTGAAAATCCTAAAATCTGCCCAGCCAGAGGTCTTTGGACAACATTTAATTTCGAATCTTCCCCAATCATTAATAAATTTCCCGGGGTAAAAATTGAACTTTCTGTGGAAGTGGAAGTGATCGTATATTGTAAATAATTTAAATTTATTTCTGGAGAGGAACGGTAAGATAAATAATGATTAGGTGCAGCCTGGTTTCTTATAAATAAAACGCAGAGTAATAAACCAGTTACTGTAGCTGTGTAATTTTCCTTTATAAACCTAATTGGAGTGATTATATTATTTTGATAAATACTTTCAAAATTTGTTGTATTAGTAAATTTAGTCGTATCTGTGCCGGCAATCACATAAGCGTTTGACGGGAAATCAGTAGCTGTTAAAAAGAAATCAGTGCTATTTTTTTTATATATTAAGTTTTGTGGAGGAATTACGTAAAATTTTAAAGCAAAAGAGGCGGTACTTCCCCCCGAGACTACTAATCTTTCTTTTATTTGTCCGCAAAGAGGACTTATTAGAATATCAATTGAATATGTTTTTCCCGAAAACAAAGCAGGCGCTGTGGAAGGATTGCTTAATATGAATTTATCATATTCTCCCGTTTCATACTCTACAATGTCTTTAGAATTATTATTTAAATTACTTTCTTGAATTATAGGAAAACTTTCTAAATAATTTTCAGCCCATTCAATTTTTTCATCTTGATATAATAAAAAAGAATTTTTTGCAGGAGGCGGTAATTCAAAAGCTTTATTCCCTGAATCGCCAACAACAATTGTGTTTTTTGTTTGGTAAAGATCCCATAAAGCTCTAAAATTCTTTATTCCTGTTTTAGTGTCAACAACAGAAGGGCTCATCATCTCTAGTAATTTCAATTCATTTTTATCAATATGAACGAGTAAATCTTTTTCGTTATCCATTTTCTTATTCCTTATTAAAAGCTCCATGTGGGAATTCCATTTACCATTTTTAATGTTTGTCCTGTTGCTCCTGGTTTAATAATTGTCATGTGGTTATTTTCATCAAATGTTATTAAATTTCCTTTTTGAAAAATAAGGTCTGTATTTACAGGATTTGGATAAGTTACTTCCAACAAATCTATTTTCATTTGTGGTATTGTTTGGTGATAAATTAGAAACCCAGCACTATTATTTTGGAAAAAATAAAAAAAGAAAAATTTATTTTCAGTAGAAGGAAAACCTAGTAAATTGAAAGTATGATCGATTGAAATATCGGTAAATGGTCTTCTTCCTTGGCCTTGGGCTTTATAACATTCAAAATCAATCAAATAAGGCCTTCCTGGGAAAATAGCACCATTCCCAAAAGAAGAAGCAGAACATACGCCAACTCTAAAAGAAATATCTGAACTATTATTTGATACAAAATATAAACTTTCCGCAAAAAAAGTAGCTTTTATTCTAACAGTGGTTACTAGAGGATCTAAAAGAATATACATTGAAGGCAAATTAGTGTTACCTTGGCCATTAACTGTGAATGGTGGGACAGAAACACCAATATCTACATTACCATAAGCCATGCCGTAATTGACGGGATCGGGAAATTGAGCAGAACTATAATAGTACTGATTTCCTGTGTGAATACTTTGTATGGTTTGGTTTAGAATCAAAATTTTAGGATCTTGACCTGTTATTGCTTCACTTATCCAATTAATTGTATTATTTTGATTAATTAAAAATGCGTTTTGCAAAGGTTGATTTATTAAACTAACTTTTCCTTGATCATTTCCTTTCAACATATTGTTAAATGGGATAGAAAAATTTATATCTCCAGTAACTTCCAAAGTTCCAACATCAATTGCCCCAGCCGTTAAACTAGTAACTTTTGGTTCATTTTGCCATTCTGTTTTTTTTGTCGTATTATTAAAACCTAAAACGCTGTCTACTATTGGCTCTTTCAATTCAACAGCTTTATTGTTACTTGCTCCAACTTTAATAGAATTTTCCGTTTGATATTCGTCTAATATTTTATACCCGCTCATATCAAGATTCTGCACAGCAGGGAAAACAGACCATAAAGAAACGGGAGAATCGGCGAGAGCATTTTGCAAATCGGAATAAGGAGAATATAAAGCTTGGCCGTCAAACACAACAAGCGTTGCATCATTATCTGGTAACAAAATTGGATCTGCAACAGATTCGCTGCTATAAACCGCTTCAATCTCATTAAAATACCTTGGGTAGTCATTGTTTGTTGTCCCAAAAGAATTGTAAATATCTTCTCCAGAAAATTGACCACCTACAACTTCCATCCAAACATAAAGGTAAACTGTTTCATTCTTTATATTCAATCCAGCTGTCGGTATGGAAAATGTATAAGCCCTTTCCGCTCTTCCTGCAGCTACTTCCGCTTGAGGATTAACATAAGGATCTAAAACAATCTTTCTTATAATTTTTGATTTATCAAAATCATCCTGGTAAGAAATTGATTCGTAAGATATTCCAGCATAAAGCCTTAAAATTAATTCATTTTCTACAGGAATAATATTTTGATTTGGTAATTTTTTTTCTCTCACATCGACAAAAATAAAACCAAAATTAGCATTTACTTCAATTAAATATTGATCTGGTGTAACTGGTCTTGGCAAATAAAGGTTGTCGTGTAATTGAGCAAATCCCCAAATTGGAGAATATTTGTGTCCATCAATATTAACAGGAATATCGATTGTTTTATTTGTAAAATAAAGCGATGAATGAACATTACCTGGAACGGTAACTGGAATTGTTTCTAGAACTGAATCAAAATCAACACCAATTTTTAATGGTTTTCTACCTGTTGTTTTATTAATAATAGACCAAGTCCAAGGTCTATGATCTTCTTCTAACCAAATTGTGCATGGTCTTGTTAGTTCCCCTGAAAATTCCAAAATGTCATAAGCTAATTGTTCTCTTTTTAAAACAAGTTCGCTTGCATTTTGTGGTATTGTAATTCTGTTAACGGAATGTGTTACCGAATATTTAGTTGTTGTCCATTTTTCTTTTAAAGTCTTATTAGGATCATTACCTATGCAATAAAAAGTAAAAAATGTTTCTGGTAATATTTCGAAACTATTAATAGAATTAACTTCTTCAGTAGATTCGTTTGTAAAAAAAATCGTTTTTGTTTTTGAGTTGTTATAAATACTGAAGAAAAAACCTTCTGGTATTGAAGAGTTTTGCGGCGTATAAACTCTGTTTTCCAAAATGCTTGGATGTCCTTCTGGGCTCTGGTAAAGTATTACACCACCTCTATCACTTGCGGTTAATGAATAGACTTGATTTTCTAATTCGAAAGCATAAACCATAGGACAATTTGGTGACAGTTTAGAAACAATATCTGGAACTGTTCCAGAATTGTAACTAATCATTCCATATCCTGCCGAATCTCTAATTAATTTGTTTTCAAAATCTATGCTACAAATCCAAGCTTCTTTAAAAGAAACGGCAGGAGAATCAGTAATACAAGTAAATGTAACAAATGAATGCGGGGCTATTGTATAGCTATCTCCTACACTACTTGATATATTTTCTTGAAAATGAATTGTTAAGTTTGTGCTCTTGTTATAAACGCTAAAAGAAAATCCTTTTAAAGGAGCTCCAATAGGATTGGCTGGATCATAAACAGGCTTGAATAAATAAAATAAACTTATATTAGTAATATTTTCTGTATAAAATATAACGTTTCTGTCTTTTTGATCTATTGTATATTCTTTTGAAAAATCAACAACAGTACCAATATCTTTTAAATTAACAATTTTTTGACTAACGGCTAACTGTTCTAAGCTTGGATTCTCAACATTAATAAAAGGAATTAAACCAGGCCCAGCGACACCTTCAAAAATAGCTGTATTAAAAACACCTGTGTTTATCCATGTTTCCATTACTGTCTTATCTGGTTCGTTTGCTGTGCAATAAAACGTCCTAAAAGATTTAGAAGGAATTCTATAACCTGTATCTAGTTGAGCTTTACTAAATACGTAATCAAAATCACTATTATTGAAAACACTGAAATAAAACCCTTCTAATGGCGCCGCTTCTTCTGTCGATGCGGGGGGGGCGGGAGGCCGAACATAAATCGTTCCTTCAAGTGTTAAATCAGAAATAAACACACCGCCTCTTTGCCAAGGCTGTATCACCACTTCTGGCCCACCACCAGTAAAAGACAAAGGATAAATAGGGGCGTTTGCAGCAATCTGCACAGGTTCTTCCGGATCTAGCGGTTTATAGGGCGTTGTTCCAGGGCCCGCTAAAACCGTTCCTGTAAAACCTCCCCCCCCTGTATTTTGATTAATTGGATTTGAAATGTATTCCCATTTTTTCTCTCGCTCAAAATTCTCCGATAAAATTATATAAGCACTTTGACCACCTCCCAATACAACAATTTTTCCTGGAAAATTAATATTATTTTTTCCCGCATCATAAGCTTCTTTAGAAGGCCAAAAAACAACCGTAATATCGGGCTCAGCGGAGGCGTTTTCAACAAGACTATTGTAACCAGCTGAACCATTTTCAGAAGGCGGCAAAATTACATGGTGTGGTTGATGGCTACTTTCTTTATCTGGTATAAATTTACAAACAGTACTAAAAGAACTTTCAACAATTCGTTCATAAGGCCAAGTTAATTGAAAAAAATTATTAATAAATTTTGTGTCAAGAAAAAACAACCCAAAAGTGGTGCTTGAGTTGTTAACAACGTTATCGTTTCCAGTAATGTAATTAACCATTTTTTATTCCTTTTTAATAAAATTATGAACCAACAGTAGGGGCGGGAGTATTAAGTGTTGGGAATGTAGAATATTGACTTTCCGTTGCTTTGACATCTGTAGCGGTATAAGTTTTCAATAAGATGTCAAACTTTTGGCTTTCTTGCGTTAATAAGGTTGAATCTTGTAAGAACTGGTAAGCTTGAATTAAAGTTGCGCTTAACAATAAATCTGGAACTGTTCGTGTTAGAGTATTAGTGCCTGTATTTTCCCCTAAAGGTGCAAATTGAGCATAGTAAGTAATATATAATAAAACGGGAACGGAAGAAATTGGCGCAAAATAATAATTAAATTCATCGTAATCATCTGCAAAATATAGCACTTCTCTTGGTTTCTCTTTCAATTGCGCATTTAAATATTGGCAAAAAGCTAAATTTCTTTTTTTCAAAGTTACGTTTTTTTCAATATTATTTATTGTGTAAACACCAGTCATAAAAACAGTTCGATACCATTCTGGTGGTTTTCCTACCAATTGAGAATTTTCTAATAAAACAACAGGCCCAATTAAATTAATTTTCATTGGAATTATTTTGCAAACTTTGTTTACAAACAATTCAGCTTGAGAAATAAAAAATGGTATCTGGTCTAAAAACTTTTGCGAATTTATATTACAAATTGTTTTAACAAGCTCTATTAACCCGTCATAATTTAAATTATTGAGAGTTGCCATTCTTACTCATCCTCATTATTTTTCTGCGTATAAGGGTAAATAGGCACGGGAGCAGGCTCTACCACTTTAATTTGTTCTGGATAAGGAACTTTTGTATCAAGAACAGGCCTAGGGTCTTGAAACATAGGGGGGATAAGAAAAGCTGGATTCGGCTTTGTCACAAAATCTTTTAAAACATAAAGTCCTGTCCAATAAAGCCCAGTTCCATTATACTCCATTTGTTTTACAAGATCTTTCTTACGGCAAATAAACCCTGTACGGTCACATTGTGCTTGTGCTTCACCGTCTCCTATCCTTAAACGATTTGTTTTGTAATAAGTTTTCATTTAATTATTCCTCCAAAAAGATCGAATCGAATAATCGTAATTAAAAGAAACGGGAGCTGAATTAGCTTGAGATTGAGAAAGCCCATTTAAAAGAATTTGAGAATCTTCAGCAAGAAGAGAAACACGATCGAGAGCGAACTTTTTAGCCAAATTAACAGAAACACGAGCAATTAAATAATTGACCGCATAAAAAGGCATCCGAGGCACAATGGTTAATAAAAGATTCTCAGAATAAGGCAATCCATAAGATAACAAATAACAAGAATTATAAGTTGTTGATTGACTCGGGAAAATAAGCAAAGGTGTCTTTTCTTTTTTAAAAACATACCAAGAAGGAATATTATTAGGTAATGTTTTTTGAGCCATGCTCATGTAATCACTCATAGAACTTTCCCCAATAGGGCGATCTTGCAAACCCTGATTCGTTTTTAAGAAAGCTAATTCCCTAAGATCAATATCTTTGTCAAAACTTATAGAATAACCCTTACCAACAACAGGCGATTGAATACAAAAATAAAATGTTCCTTGGTAAAGCTTTTCTATAAAAAATGGTTCTGTATAAAAAGGCTCCTCTGAATCTACTAAAGCTCTAACACCCATTGTCATTATTAAATTGGCCGCTAGGTTTGTAGAAGAATTAATTTTAATGTATAAAATTTGTTGAGGAGTATTAAAATTAAAAGTAATTTGTGTGTTTTTTGGGATTGGATTAATATTGTTTCCCTTAAATAAATCTTCCCAACCAACCTGTGGGAAACCATTTACAAACTCGCCTTTTTTATTTAATTCGCCGCTAACATTAAAAGGACTTGATAAATTAACGCCTTTAATATGTTGAACGTGAGTAGGAAAAGGATAAATGGATTGAGCGGGGTTAAGGGGTATAAGCGTTCTGTTCCATAAAAAATCAAATTGAGTATTTGCGTTACCCATTTCCCAAAGTTCATAATTAATTGCCCTTAACCCTGAATCCCATTGTAAAGGCGTAACATCTGGGGCTAACAGACCAATTCTTTCAAACGCTTCCGTAAGAATTGAATCAGGCGTAAAATAAGTTTCCTTATCCACATTAGTAACCTCCAGGTTGTAGTAAGATCATTTCCCATGTTAATTCCGTTAAATTGAAAGAGGCGGTAGGAGCAGTTCCATAGGGGTAATAGAGAAAGCATGCGGAGTTAATAGCCATGTGAGAAAAGTTATTATAATCAAATTCCTTTTTTACATTTTGGGTTCCTCTTAAAAAATAATTATTAAAATCAAAAGGAGTTAAAGGGTCTACTGTTGTGCCGTAAAATTCGAGGCGAGAAGGAGAACCAGAAGGAATATCAACTTCTCCATAACCCCTTGTTTGATAATAAAAATTCTGAGGATTTGCCCACGTAGAGTCTATAAAAAATGGCCCCATGACAAAATAACGCAAAGGGTAAGAATCTTCCCCCTCCTCTTCCTTATAATACTGCGTAATTTCTACATCAATATCTTTAACTTTATCGCCCTCGTAAGCCCAACCAAAAGGCGTTAAAGAAACACCTATGATTTGCTTTACCTGTGCGTTAACTTGGTCAGAAAGTGTTGGGTTGTCATTCAAGGCCAGACCAATTGTTGTGGGATCTTCGGCATCCTGCTTTACATTTATGTCTCTTATTCCGTTTCCAAAAGTCTTAACTCGTATGTAAATAGGAACACCGCTTTTGTTCATAACGTTAATAATGCCTTGCGTCAGGTTGCCTTCAGCAAAATTAATTGCCCGTGAAACAAGATTAACCCCCTCTCGAACCTTTCCTTTATAAGAAAAAAGCGGCTTGTCTTTGTTATAAATAAAACGTTGTTGCTGGGGTTGGTACATGGGTTCACCTCAATTTATATTATAGTCCGCCTGGAATTTCAGCACCGTATATTGCACGATAATCATGCACACCGAAACACATGAAATTACTTGTATACATTGTTGATGTTTGCGTATCTGGACTGTTTTTGTATTCCACCTTATTCCCACCTGGATAAAAGTAAGCCAATAAGCCTGGTGTAATTAAATTGGTGGTCATATAAAATGCCCCTTGGTTATCACTATAAGGGTTTACAATGACAGGGAAATTACTTCCTAAATTAGCAGGCCCCGAAAAGTTTACCCCGAGGTTTGCACTTTCTGGATCATAATAAGAACCAATGATACGGAAAGCCGCCCTTTGTTGCATAGGGCTAACGATTAACGCCGTAGGGCTCATAGGATCAGGGTTACCCGCCATATCCTTACATTGCGACATTTGTTGTTGCATGAGGGCAACTGATTGCGTGCTTAGAGCCATGTTAGGAAGCTTGTTAGACATTGTGCCGTTAACAAGTTGATGCTCTTCAGAAAACAAAGGTTGACCTAAGAAAGTAGAGGCTCCATCAACAACCGTGAACCCTTTTTCTAAAACGGAGGTTGCTAAAATATTTCTGGTTAATAGAATTGACTTCTTTAAATTTGCTTCTAATTGGGGCCATTGTTTTTCAATTGTATTAAACATCAGCATTTCTGCAGAAACTGAAAGACTAGAGCCGTAATTCTTTAATTGGAATTGTGAGTTCCAGGCGACCCCTACGCTGTTTGGCTTAATAGCGGCACCTTCCGCCTTAAACTTTGACATGCCAGAAGGAATGCCCATTTGAATAATCTCAAAAGCTCTTTCTGTTTCTTTTATTTCAAATATTTTGTTGTAAAAGTCAACAACCGTATTTACCTCACGATACGCTTTGAGCGCTCCCTCAACAAGGGCTAACGGGTTTGTACCCGTTGTTAACATATCGGTAGGTGTTGATAAAAAATTTGCCATAATTATTTTTCCTTATCTGTTATTGCTATGCTTGTACTGCATCAAAAAATGCTTTGAAAATAGCACTATTGTTAATTGCCACGTTTAGGTTCACCGAATCTGCAGAAGCAGCAAGCCATTCATTTAAAGGCGGTAGATTTTCTCCGTCTTCGTCTCCTGAAGAAGGGGATACGTATGAAAATGGCATTTGGTAATATAATGGTAAGAGAGAAGTAAGTGTAACAGCTACATTGTTTAGCGTTCCTGCAAGGGCTGCTTTGTGGGCGTCGCCATTAGCGTTTAGATTTGCTATTGGTACGTAAGTATTGACAGCGGCTCCTGCCGATCCGTTAACATTTCCAATTTCTGTCGAAATAGCACCGTTCCGAGGAGCTGATGTAACATAAGTTCCAGCAGGCATAGAAGGGATAACTAAATTAGAAATTGTTGCACCCGTTGTTTCAAAAGCTTGAGGAACCCAATTTGTCAAAGAAACGCCTGTCAGGCCTCCTGTTGTAGTACCCCAGATTTTATCAGTTAAATAAGCACTTGTGCCGCCACCATTTGCTTGAGAACCATTAATGTTTATTGCTTTTAAAACATGCTGCTCATCTTCAGCTTGTAAAACCTCAAAAGCGGGAGCAAACCTCGCAAAGCCAATATTCTTTAAAAGGTCCGCCCTTCTTCCAGCATTTTCTAAACGCATTTTAAACTGCCAGATTGAGGTTGGGTCTGTGATAACGTTTACACCGACGTTAAAATTGCCAGCCTGACTACTCAGATCCATGCCTTGAGATTGAGGTCTTAAGAAATTAATATTGTTTTGTTTAGGTAACCAAACATTCTCTACGATTCCTAGAATCGGTGTTTGCACATATTTTTTTAGAGCGTCGTCCTGAGCGGTCTGACTCTCAGCTGCCTTTATCTCATTATAAAAAGTAATAAACTTTTCACCCAAAGTACCAATAGTTCCATCTGGTTTTAAGAAAACAGGATCTCCTGAAAAAACGTTAAATTTGTAGTTTTTAGGTAAATAATATCTTTGTGTTTTTCGGTTAGTATCTGCACGAATTGAAGAATCCGTGTACTTTACGCCGTTTTGTGTTGAGTAACGCATTAAAGCTCTCCTTTTAAAAATTAATAATCGTTGTGTGGTAGAAGACCGAAACGGGGAAGATCTTTGGGATCAATCACACGCCAAACGCTGTAGTCTGGAACAAAGAATGTTGAAAAGGGCAATCTTTTCTCCATTTCGTCGTCAGTCATAAAGTCTTTGTGTTGCTCACTCATATCAAAACGTACATAATCCCCTTCTTTACAATAAGGGAATGTATAGCCATTTCTTTCTGAATAAGCTTCATTTCCTAAGGCTAAAACTTGCCCTATACAAACAGAAGCTAAGCGGGCATCTTTGTGCTTATCGGTTAAGAATATTTTTCCACCAGTAGTTGTATCGGGAGCTTTAAGCGTTCTTAGAAGAATCATACGACCCTGAACGTTTGCGTCTCCGTTTGTTTTTAGAAGTTTTTTATAAAAACTCATTATTCAAAAATCCCCTTTCTTTTGTTAACACGAACACAACCGCCATTAGCCATCCCTTTTAAGCGAGCTTTAGAAGCGGAGCCAGCAAGATTTTCTTCCAAATGGTCATGGTCGTATTGTTTTTTTTCTTGAGCCTTAGCTTCCTTTTCTTTTCGCTCTCTTCTGCGTTTTCCTATCCCGAACATATGATTATCTCACTTCTGTTTTGGTTAGTTTCAAAATATTAAGTCGCCCGTGACTTCCACCGACAACACCGCCGTTAGCTTTCTTTTCCGCATCATCTCCGTCATTATCTTCTTTCTTTCCTTTTAAAGAAGATTTAGCGGCGCTATACCCTGCTTTGACAGCCTTTACACCAGCTTTAGCGGCTTTGTAATACTTTCCGCCAACAGTCTTAGCAACACCCTTAACGGCACCTTTAACAAGCTTTCCTAAAAGGTGATGCTCTCTCTCATCGTCAATACCGTGCTTTTCAGCAATCTTTTGAACATGATTAGAGGTTAAACCGCCTTTCTTTTTTGCTTCTTCTTTCATTTCTGCCAAAGCTTTTTTGTGCTTAGGCGTGTCCATTCCGTGGGTTTTTAAATCAGCGTCACCGCCCTTTTTATACATAGCGGGTTTTTGTTGTATAGGTTGAGGAACGGGGGGCACATATTCACCATATCTTGGGGGATTTTGCGGTGCGGTACCAAGAGGGCCACCAAAAGCACGACATAAACGACCACGGGAAGATTTTTCCATAATAGAGCTAGGGTTACCTAAAATTCCTAATTTCCCATTTGCTCTACCGCCTTTCTTTTTTTGTTCTGCGTTATCTTCCGTTTCTTTGCTCTTTGAGCGCCCCAAAGGGTTTTTATTAAACATTTTTTTTTCTCCTATTAATGCTAGAGGGTTTGTTGCTGTTGTAATCATTGTCCGTAAAGATTTTGGGCGTACCCAAACATAAACTCGTCAATTGTTCTTTTATTAATGGCGTTTGGTTCCCCAATAATTCCTGTGCTTGTTAATGCTTTACTTTCTGGATCTTTTGTTAAAAAATATTTCTTTTTTTGACTGTTCATAGTTGCTGAGAACAAATCAAATCCTGGGCAAATATAGTCAGCACGGAAAGGTATATTGGCCGCTTTTCTAACATAAGCTGTATAATTATTGTAATTTTCCGTAATGACATTGGCACCGGCTAAACTAGCACCTCCGCCGATATTGCCAATTAAAGCAATCGCCCCATTAGAATAAGTAGGGGCAAACCCACCTATTAAAATTAAGTCTGTTGCATTTTTAGAAATTAAACCAAAAAGCCCTCTTACATCACTTGTTGTGGATGTTGAAACTTCAGAAGAACCCGCAAACGCACAAACGCCTATAGAATAAATGAAAGAGTTTAAATTTCCAGAATCAACAGATAAAAGCTGATTGTCAGGAACAAAATAAGGAAGCCCTAACAAGTTACCAGATCTTACCCAAATAACAGTAGTTGTTGCTAAATTCCCTGTTGTCTTTAAAGAAACAGATTCAACTGTAAAAAATGCTTTTCTAGAAGAGCAAAAGCCGTCTGCCGTGAATATTTTTGTTTTATTGGTCGCAGTAACCGCCTCTAAAGAAACATTGGCTGCATTATTCACACACCCACCAGAAGGGTAATCTAAGGGAGCACCTGCGGCCCATGCTCTTGTCAACCCTGTAATTGCAGTTAAAGTAATTTCTTCTGAAAGAGCCTCTCCGTAAATATCTCTCCCAATAATTGTAACAACTCCTGCAGCTAAAGAATTAATAGTATTAACACCCGATTGAGAAGGAGTAACGGCAATAATTTCTACAGTTCTGGGGTAATCCATTTGAAATACCTCTTTATTGTCGGACATATTACCGTTTAAGCCTTCTGCAATATTATTAATTTTAAACGGTACAATAGTATTTGCGCCTATTGGATCCGACGCTTGATATCTAATAAAATTAACAGAAGAAGCGATACGGCCATTATAATTAACGAGAGGCGCCAAAGGTAACCCTGTCCCCGATAAATTCATAATGGCTTGTGCTCTTTCCCCTATTTCTCTGGTGGGCCCTATTCTCAGACCATCGGAAATTTGGGTACCGAAATACGGTATAGAATTTATATAATCAATACTTGACATTTTTTTTTACTCCAATGAATCAAGATAAGTTCTTAAAAAATATGTGAAAGCCATTTCAAATCACCCAACTTAAGACACGAGCGGCCCCGGCGACAGCGCATTGAAGAGTGTGAGTCCCGTTTGAAGAGGGGGATTCTAAAACTGCCCAAGTTGTTCCATTCCAATACATAATATCCGCTTGTGCTGGCGTTCCAGCGGCTGGGGCAAGTGCATCGAAAGCAGCTGCCTTTGTTGTCTGCCCAGTACCGCCTCGGTTTATAGGCACAGTAGCCCCTACCAATGTATCGACATAATCCTTAGGCGTTGCGTCAGTTCCCGTTGAAGGTGTTCCTAAATTTGTTATTTTATTGCCGTTTGCATTAATATCACCAGTAGCGGCTTGCCCGCTCCACAAAGCAGCTACAGAGGCCTTAGTAGACATTTCGTAACCATTTGCCGTTCCGTTAACAGTTAAAAGATTTCCTGCAGTTAAAGAAGCGTTTGTTAAACCCGTCCCTCCTTCATCAGAAGAAATGTTTGAAACAGTGCTAATAGTAGAAACGGAACCAGAAACAGTTGATTTTACAAAACCTGAAGTCCCCGCCCCTAAATTAGTAGCCCCGCCTAAAGAATCAGAGTTTGTTGTTGTTATAACGGGGAATGCATCAATTGCGGTTTCTAATGCGTCGATTGAGCTTTGAACCACGCCTATTTGTGTTTCAACAGTGCTGATTTCACTATCTACATATAATTTTGTTGAAGCATCCGTATTGTTGGTAGGTTCCGCAAGATTTATTATTTTATTACTATTTAAATTTACATCTTGAGTCGCATTTGAATCGCTCCATCTAGAAGAGATAGAGGCTTTTGTGACAAATTCATAAGCAGTGGCCCCCGAATTTACAGCTAATACCTTAGACCCTTCACCTGTTAAAGAAGAAATTCCCGTACCACCATCAGAAACTCCTATTGAGGCTTGACTTGATAAAGTGGCAGTTCCTGCAGAATTTGTTGTTTTTAAAAATCCAGAATTTAAAGCCCCAATATTTTGAGAGTTTGCCATTGTTTCAGCGGGAGCAGTTTTTAATAAAGCAGGAAGAGAATTAACGTAAGTTCTTTCTTCAGCTGCTTTTGTGTCTGTATAGGTGGCTGAGTCAGCAATAGCTTCTGTTTTAGCCGCCTCAACTTCAGTATCCGTGTAGTTATTAGAACTTGTTATTGCTGCAGATTGAGCGGATGATGCCGCACTATCTGCGTAAGATTCTAATTGAGTAATAATAGATTCTAGTGATGTATCAACATAAGCTTTGTTGGCGCCGTCAGTATTTTCTGTTGGGGCCAGCAAATTAATTATTTTTTTTCCATCAGCATTAATGTTAGCAACGGCAACATAATTTGCCCAGTTTGCAGCAGAACCAGCACCACCAGGAGGGGCCCAAGCTAGCGTAACATTACCCCCGTTGCTTAGAACACTTAAAACATCGCCAACGTTACCAGCAGATATTTTTTGAATGGTCAATTTACCAGAAACTGTTTTACAAGAGACTAAATCATTTTCCGCTAAAGAAAGGGCAAATGTTTCTTTGTCCTTAAAAACCATAATTTCATTATCAGAAAAAGTCGTCCTTAAAGCAGGTTTTAGCTCACCCACAAAAGCCTGTCCCGTTTGTCCGTTTACAAGAGAAAATAATGTATTCGCCATAAAAAAGCTTATTAAAATTTCGATTAACTATTAGTTTACAATAAAAATCGAAATTCTAATCGGTCGGAATTCCGACCACCTAAAAGCTAATGTACATTTTTTTATTTTTTTGTACGTTAAATTTATCTAACGTACATTTTTGTATGTTATTTTTTTAACTGTTGCGTTTTTTGCAATAGTTCGTTTTTAAAAATTATTCTCCGTGTTTTTTGATAAGATCTTTTAGGAAAAAAATAAAACTACGTATAGTGAAAAGTAAAACAACTAAACAAAAAATACCCATTAAAAAATCCATTTTTTAACTTTCTCCCTTATAAATACAAAAAACTCTTTTGCGTAAAACCAAGGGTAAAATAAACAAGAGACTATACCCTGTATAAAACACACAAATAAAAAAAATAAAATAGGAGAAAGAAAAAGTAGCGTTAAAAATAATGTCATTTTACTCCAAAGTACCCTCTAAAAGATCATCCCATTCAGATTGAGAAATTTTTAAAATGCAAAATATATTAAACAAATTAACAAAAGTAATTGCTTTGAATTTTGATTGTTCTAACTCAATTAAAGACGTTTTACTTAGACCAGCTGCTTTGCTTAAATCGCTAAGACTTAAACAAGCGGCTTCTCTTTTCGACCTAATAAAATCAGAAACTAAAATATTAAATTTCTTCTTATCTTTAATAATCATTTAATACGTGTAAGTTGGCACACCCCTACTTTGCATTGGATCACCTGCTTGTTGCAAACGAGCATCTAACCGTTCTATCCTCTCTTTTCTAAATTGCTCGCATTCGTTCTTAGGTTTTTTAAAAAGAAGGTGACCAAAAAACTTAATCTTGTCCAGTTCGTCTTTCGGAGATTCTTTACCCTTGCCCATAAACGTAGGCATTAGTTCTTTGTTAAAAGCTTTTGGAAATTGAGTAAATGTTGCGACTGAAAATCCATTCTGCATTAATGAGTAAGCAAGCAAAGCATCGTCTTGAGAATCTTCATTGTAAGGAATCCAACAAAATTCAAATTCAGGATATTGATTTTTTACCTCTGTTAGATCAAATTGTGTTTTTCTTGGTTCAACTTTTGGATATTTTTCTCTATCTAAATTAGAAAATGGCGTAATTTGCATATTATTTTCTCCTAAAAACGTTTCTTAGCTGATACGGGTATTCCGTAATCTTTTGGCACCTGTAAACTCAAATGATTGCTATCACCTTGAGTATATTTTTTTGCTATTGAATGATATTGATTTAAAGAGCTTAATTTTTCCCTTTCGTTTATTACTTTTTTTCCTTGACCGTCGTAAACTTCCATTTTTCTCCACAAATTTATTCTATCTGGCGGAATAGTTGTTTTTTGATTCTCTAAATAGGAATCAATACTTTTAGACAAAGAAAAAGTGTTTTTTTCAGTTTTCTCTCGGTTTTCTCTTGAAGGAGAAACTGAATCTTTGGAAGAAGCAACTACGTAATCTTCTATCTGTTTTGAAATATGATTAAAATATTCACGAGATCCTATTTGATCTCCTTGCCCCGCTTCTTTTAAATAAGTGTTTAATTCTTGAACATAATTTTCTGTTAATTCTGTTAATTCAGGGCTGTATCTTTCGTCTTTTTTATTAAGCCAAGGGTTTTGTGTAACAAACTCTTCAACATTTTCATTATAAGGATCTTCAGCTTGTATATTTTCAGTGTTTTCTTCTTTATGTTCTTGATCATCCTGAGAGGAATTAAGACGCCTTACCCAATCATTTTTTAAATCGTTTAAAGACATCAATTCTCTTGTTAATTCAATGTCTTTTTTAGAATCTCCCAGACGCTTGGCCGCTTCTAACTCTTTTATCAAACCTTCTTCAACGCTATTAACCAATTCTAAATTAGGTTCGTCTTTTTCTAATAAAGTGCTAAGAGCCGCTGTTTTATAATGATTGTTAACAGTATCTTCTGCGGGTTGATTATCCCCCTCTTGTTGTTCTATTGTTTCTTCCATTGTCTATTGTTCTCCTGTTTCTTCTAAATTATTGGAAGAATGTAACTCTTCCTCGCTATTAAATGGATCGGAAACGGGGGCTTGCTCTACCATTTCTCCCGCAACTTTTTGACTTTCTTTAATCTTTAAAAACTCTATTTCATTTTTTTCTTGATCGATTTTATTTTTTTCTAAAGCAATACTAAGCTTATCTTGAGATTCTTTTAATCTTAATTTAAGGTCATTTTCTTCCACAAAAGCTTTTGTTTTTAATTCAAATTCTCGTTCCCGATGTTTTAATTCTTTTTCTTTTGCATCGAGATTAAGTTTTTGTTCTTTTAATGTTAATTCGGAATTTTTGAAATGAGCCTCATGTTCAACATATTTTTGCATTAATTTTACTTCTTGGGCTTTTAATTGAAGTTCAGAAATAGGAGGCAATTCCTCTTCTTCTTTTTTTCTTTTTCCTTCTTTTTCTATTTTTTTAGCTAATTTTTCTGTTAGCTTATTTTGATCTTCTGGCTCTAGTTTAGAAGGATCGTCTGGCAAATCTAACTCATATTTTTTCCTCATCTCTTCTAAATATTCATAAGCTAAATGAGATTGAATATGAGCCTGTAGAGCTGCCGATTGCTCTTCCGTTATACTTTTATTGCTTCCCAAACTCTCGTGAACCACAACATGCGCTTTATGATCTTGAAAAGGATAAACCTCTATAGGATCACTTTTTAAAATGCAATAATTTTCAGAAAGAGCGTCTCGTTCGGGAATCTTATCATCCGCAGGATCTCGCAAAATGCTTTCTAAAATATCGGCACTGACACCGATTGTTGTGTAATAATATTTTAAAACATCGTGAATTTTATGTTCACCAGGCATTTCTTTTGCGTTATTTAAAATTAAATCAGCAATAAAAAACCTTAGAGAGCTTACTTGAGAAACGGAATCGGAAGAAGGAAGTATTTTCAAAGAAGGGGAAAAATGAGCCTTTGTTAGCCTAATAACTTCGCCTTTTCTGGCAATTGTTTTTTTCTCCGAAACCTGATAAAAAAGATCATTATAAGCCTTTAAGTGACTTGTAAAACTTAAAGCTATTTTTTGAGCAATCGATAGAATAGAGCGTTCACTTTTTTCTAAAATTGACAAAATTTGAGGATTTCTGCTTTGATTTGGCAATTCTTGAAGCGCTTTTAAAGAACTTAAAAATACCCCGCTTATTTGTCCTTCCAAGATATCTTTTGTGGTAAATAAACTTTGATCAGGCGGAGCTTTCTTTAACTCATAAATTCTTGTTTTTATATCCTCACCTGCGGACTTAACAGGCAAAAACTTACCGTCGACTAAATCAACCGTTGTATCTTCTGGCCTTAAGGTATTATCGATAAAACCACTTGATATATTTGCTTGAATGCTTGCCGATACAATTTGATTCAATAGTCTATTAGCGCCATCGGCGTTACTTACCCCAAATTGTACAAAACCATAGCCAGCCCCGTTAAAAGATGGTAAGCAACTATATCCAATAACCCTTTCTTTTTTTACTTCACTTCCATTAATCCAGTTTCTGCCGAAATAAATTATTTTAGGAGTAGAGCCGCTCAGTAATGAAACAACTTTATAATCTTTCAATTCGTTATTGCTAAAAGGATCTTCTTTTTCTAAATTTATTTTTAAATAAGTTGTATAAATTTTTATCCCTTGGCGTAAAAAACCCTCTTCTTTTTTTTCTTTTATATCCTCTTTAGAAAAACCAGATATATTATTTAAAATTTCTTCTATTTCATTTTCTTCAAATAAATAAGGGTTTAAAGAAGAATCATCCAATTCTATTTTATCAAGATTTAGAAAGGTACCATCTTCACAAAGCTGTTTAAACTCAAAAAATCCTAGAGAATCTTCTACCGTCAAAATAGAGGCGTTCTCTGCCTGGTAATAAGAATCAGAAACCCAAATCTTTTGAGGTTGAATTATTTGCGTGTAAGGAAGGTTTTTTAAAGGATCTAAACAAACTCTAACATAACTTACGCCACATAAAGCAGACCATAAAAAAGCGTTCTCCATTTTTTGGAAAAACAAAGGCTCTACTTCTTCAAAATGGTAATCAAAAATCTTTTTCTTTTCTTGAGCGATCTTTTCCGCTTCTTCTGTTATTTCATCATAAATAGACACATCGTAATGTTGAACAATTTGAGAAAAATAACTAGAGGCGGTAATAAGTGTTGAAAAAGCAGCTTGCGAATATACCTTTTCCTCCCTTTCTTTATCTTCTGTTAATCCTAAAATTGAAAGACTTTTAGCGATTCTTTCTTTTAAATCCTCAGAGCTCTTTTTGTCTTCTTTAAAATGCTGACTTAAAATATCTTCTATTTTAGTTAAAGATTCTTTAGAAATTGATTTTAGCAAAGAACTATTAAATTTTTTTAATTCTGGCTTTATAAGTTTCATTTTTTTATTTTTTCACTTTTTTCTAAAATTAACTCTATGTTTTCTTCACGGCTCAACAAGTCCGCTTTAAACTGAGATGCCTCTAATAAACTTTTAAACATTGCTATATCCAAAGTATTATTAGAAACACAAATCATTAATTCAGACAAAAATTGACTAATATCAGAAAATGTTTCTGGCGGCTTAACATCCAAGGATTTCTTTGGTTTTAACTGCGCAAAATAGCGCTTAGCACGTTTATCACCATTTAAAGCATCTTGGTAATAAGAACGGATAACTTCCCCCAGCTCTTCTTCTTTTATCACGTCTGTAATGCAGTTTCCTGAGCTTGTAAAATATTTCAATGCTTTTTGTTTAACTCTTGAGCTTTCTTTTCTTTTCAATCTCTAACCTCATATTTTTTCTGAACACAATAAAACTGCTATAGCATCAGCCTCATCGTTGTTAAGGAAAGAAAATCCCTTTTCTTTTAAAGAACGCATAACCTCTTCTTTAGAGGCGTTTCCTTTTCCAGTAATAAATTTTTTTATTGTCCCAACAGGGATACCGCGATATGGAATAGAATACTCTTCACACCAACTCATTAATGTAGCAGCGAAACTACCATAAGCATGAGCAGCAAATACACCTTTGTGGCCGTTCACTGACTCAAATACAACTTCTGTTAATAATGGTCGCTTTCGATCAAGCCAACGGCGAAATTTAAGAAAACACATCCCAGAACCTTCATGCCGCTTTGCAGAAAAGTTCTCAAAACCGCTTTCTATTATTCCACTTGAATTTGTTGCCCATCCCGTTTTATTTCCTAAATCAAGAGCTAGCTTCATCGCTTCCTAAACCAATTATTTTAGAGCAAATATCCTTTAAAGTTTTTGACTGGCTCTCCAAAACTTTTTTATGAGAATCAAGAACACAGTATATATCGGCTAAAATTTGATCGGATTGGGTTGGTTTTTTTTTCTCTTCAGCTTGACGAATCTCGCTCACAATTTCTTCTTCTGTAATTAGGAATATTTTCAACTGATTTAATCCTTCTAACGAATTAATATCTTATTATACAACAAATTATTGTTATTTCCTAATTGCTCAAGCAATATTCTTCTGTTATAAAGAAAGTTCTTTTAAACAATTAAATATACGGATTATTAAAATGTCTACTCTTACTCTCTTTGATTTTAACAAAGCCTTTCAAACAATTAATCAAGCTTCTATTGTCGAAAAAAAATCTACACAAGGAGCAATTCAGAGAATTGATACTTTCTCCTTATCAATTCCTCAATTAAAAGGAAAAGAAAAACTACCTTCGTTAAGAATGAATTTTAATATTAATTTCTTAAAAAATAATACTTCCTGGGGAATAAATTCTTTCTTCAGGGTTCTTAATCATCCTTCTTATCAAAGCATTATTATTCTAGAAATAACAAATTCTTCCGAAAATTCTCATAAGTCCAACATTGATTATAAAAAAACACAAGAAAATGGACAATTAGCTAGAACTAATGAGCCCAGAAGCGTTTCTCTTAAAATTTATCAGACAAACTTAGGTAAAATTCTTACACCAGGACTTAAACCCGTTCATGCTATAGAAGGAAAACATTTTGCCATTAAAGACAAAACCTTTATTATGATTAAAATGCCTGAAGGCTCTTTAGCCCTTTAACGGAGGTATAAATATGGATTGGACACAAACGTTAACGATTATTGTTTCACTTTCAACAATTATTGGTGGCTCTCTTACGTGGATGACGATTCAGCAAAACAGAATGGATGATCGCCATCGGGAAGACATAAAAAATATTAGAAAAGACATGAAAAGCATGGATGAGAAGTGGAGTACCGCTATTCAGAAAATGGATGAGAAGTGGAGTACCGCTATTCAGAAAATGGATGAGAAGTGGGAACGCCTCTTTGAAAAGTTCTTTGAGCGTCAACAAAAATAACGTACAAAAAAATAAAAAAATGTACGTTAAATAAATTTATGTAACACAGATGTACGTTAGAATCTTTTAACTAAAATCTGTGTTATTAGCCCTTAACAATAGCTGTAAAGTCAGACCAATCCTCTACCTTAAACGCTCTAATATCCCTTACCGATTCCTTAAACCATTTGATCCGTGATAATTCTGAAATTGCCTTATAGACAAGCGTTAAGCCATTATTAGGGCTAGAAAGAGTATCAACAAGATAAAGAGACCCTTGCTTCCACTTAAAGCCTATTCCCTCTAAAACAACTCGTATCTCATCATAAGCTTTATTATAAGGTTCTCCGTAAAACTCTTTTAGTTTGGCAACTTCCATATCAAACGCTATGGCAAACATTCTCTAACTCCTTAAATACCGATAAACACTACTCTTCGATAAACGATAATACCTCATTAAATCCTTAATTAATATGCCAGAACGCCGTTTTTCTTTAAGTTCCTTCACTTCATCATCTTTAAGTAAACACACGCTGCCCAGTTGTATTCCACGTCTCTTAGCCGCTTCTATACCCTCCCTTTGTCGCTCTTTACGCAACTCATTCTCAAATTGAGCTATGGCTCCAAGCATATTAAACAAAAGACGACCCGTTGAGGTACTGGTATCAATGTTCTGGTCAATAACCGTAAGAGGCACCCCTTTCCTTTGCAAAAGCTCTCCTATCTGGCATAAATGCAACGTAGAACGAGCTAAGCGATCTAAGCGGGTGATATATAAAACATCCCCTTCTCTTAAAAACTCTAAACAAGCCTGTAATTGAGGTCTTGAACTCAATGATCCCGTATACGTCTCTGAAAATACCTTCTCACAATGACTTAACTTACTTAACTGTGTGTCTAAAATTTGATCTCGTGTACTTACACGAGCATAACCCACTAACATGTGTCCCAAAATGTCTAAAACTTGTTGACACAAACCATAATGGAACATAAAGTGAGACACAATCTTTTTTTAATCAGAGGGGATACTCAGTAATGCTCCACAAAATTAAACTACTTGCTCTAATGGGGGCTTTAATCTTTTCTGTCGGAAATGCTGAAGGGATGGAGAATGAGGAAATAGAAAATTTAAAACCAGAACATTTTAAAAAAATTTTAATAGACAAGAATTTTGAAAATATAGACTCTTTATTTTCAAATTTTAATAAAATAGAAAAGTTATTTAATGAAAATTATATAGGACTTTATAAAATTAAAAACGAAGAAAAATTTTTATATAGCGTTGAATATTCATCAGACCCAGCATTGATTGATAAGTATTTATCTTCTTTTTTTAATCAAAAAAAATTTATAAGCTATATAGCTCAAGAATGCGTTTTTAAAGGAGGAATGATTAAAAAAATAAAAAATTATAATTTTATAGAAAAATTTATGTTTTTAGACGAAGATGAGATTTTAAAAAAATATTTTTTGGAAAAAACCATAAAACTTTATTTTAAAAAAGGAAAAAATGCAAATGCTCTTTATTATGTTGGAGAAAAAGAGAATGATCTGAATTACCTCAAAACAATACTTATTGATTATTAAATCGATTATTATTGTAACCAATTTGGGAATGAGATCTCAGAGTTCTATTATTTGTATTTCCTCTTATATCTTGATTTTGCGTTACTATCTGTCTTCCTCTCGGAGGATTAATAGAGGGAAAATTTATTCTTCCTTGTTGATTATTTTTATTAATTATTATTTTTTTTCCTTGATTAAAATTATTTTTTTCTAAATTTTTATCGTTAAAGAAATCCATTCCATAATATTTTAAGAAAGAACTCTTTTCTTTGTCTTCCTCAGATAATTTTTCATAATATGCTTTTGTTTTATTTAAAACATCATTAAAAAAATTTAAGCTTGATATGGGATAATAATTTGAAAATTTTTCTTTTGAAGTTTTAGGTTTCTGATTCTTTTCTATACCAGAAAAATCAATGGGAAAACCTTTTTGAGGGTCATAATATTTTTTATCAGAAATAAAATTATAATGTAAATAGTTATGTCCTTTTGGTTGATATAAAAGAGATTGTATTTTATTATCTTGAGTGTTATATGCCCAATTAGATAATTTGTTAATTTTTTCTAAATTTTCTATATCATTAACACTGTACAAAGAAGGTATTTTTCTTTTTTGTTTATCTCCAATTACCTCTCTGTAATGTTTGTCTAAAGAAGTATTAGCAATTAAACGATTTCTTATATTATCCAAAGGAAAATTAATAGTATTTGGATTATTTCCAGGTAATTCCCAACTTTGCAAATTTCTTTGAAATGCACGTCTGGCAGCTTTTTTTGCCAAAGGATAAGCATATTCATCTTGATTTGCTAATGCTTTTTTATCAATATTGTTTAAAATATTTCCATAAGTAGCAACACCACAACTCAAGCTATTTTTTTTAGGGTTTCCTTTTGAATCAATATAATTACCTAATTGAGTGACAATTTTATCTTTATATTTATTATATAAATCATTAAATATTGGTTCTGGTATGGGTTGAAAGCCTTTTATATTCTTGTTTTTATAAGCCTCTCTATCATCTATCTTTCTTGAATTTATTTCATTTAAATCATTATTAATAATATTTAAAAACTGTCTTTCGTTCTCAGAACTACTTAATTGTAACTCATCATTTAATTCAATATTTTGTTGAGGTGGTAATTGTCTATTAGCTATAAAACTACTTATTGGTCTAATCCTAAAATTAGCCAAATCTCTCCCCTGTCTATTTCCTGCAAGTAAATCATTTGGTGGTGGTAGTATACTTTTCTGTTGAGCTTGTTGATTCACTTGTCTTTGATTATATTGTTGTATTGTACTTACCCCATCATTTCCCAAACAATCATCACAAATATAGCTATCATCATCTTTTGATTCTTCCCCACCTTCTTTTCCACACACATTACACTTTGCATACTCCCTCAACCCTGTATTTGGATTAATTTGTTTTCTTCCGTGATGGATTATGTGATCGAGTAGCTCAGCAAAGCTACGGGGTACGAGAACCATTTCGGTATCGCCGCCACGTCCCATCTCACGGATCTTGTCGAAGATATTCCGCTGCTTCGGCTTGCGCTTCAGAAAGTCTGGTATCGTTACATTAGCGTTGCCGTAGGTGTGAATCGGCGTGCCCTTAATATCACGATGATGCCCTAAAATGCGGTCTAGGGCGCTCACCTCACCCTTATTCATGTGCACTAGCTCTTGTTTCTGTTTTGCCCGCCTAGCCCCAGCATTTGCCGCTCTAAGCCGTGCCTTATACCCTTCCAACATCTCTAAAAATGTAGGCTTCTTCATTTTGTTTTTTTATTTATTGCCATTCAAAAATCTATTATACCACAAAAATTGAGACTTTGCCTAAAAATTCATCACTCATCGTGATTAAAAAATAATCACATCCATGCTATCCTGTTCCAAAAGGTTGGGGGCTCAAAGGGGGAAGGGGGAATTAGTAAGAATCTAACACATCCTTTTTATTTTTCAAAATATCGTTAACCATATACTTACAGCTTTCCTTTTTTAAATACTCGTTTCTTTCTTCACTGTTCTTCTTAAAAACAAAGCTATTACGTCGATAAAATCGCCTAAAAGTATTTTCAGAAACTCCAGAACGTTCAGTGGGATCTAATAAAAATTCTCGGTCGCCTCTAAACTTTAACTTCCCATTGGAAATAGAATAAATTGAAATAAGGAGAGAAGCTTCTATTTTATTTTTAACAGGTATCACGACATTAAGGCGTTTCAAGCTTTCCCATTGAGAAAAGCTAACTGCCTCTTTAATCCATTTTTCTTTTTTATATACAGGGCCACTTTCTTCCTTTAACGCTTTTTCAATCCTTAAAAAATGTTTGTTTAATTTTCCTTGGATAAAGGGATTAGACCACAAATTTTGCACATCAAAAACAACACTTTCATGGGTTATTCGTCTAACCAATCGGACGGGATGACAATTAATAACGTAGACCGAACGGAATCCTCCTGTTAAACAAAATTGGCCAACTTCAAACCAATAAAATTTAGATTCTGCTTTAAATTTATCCAGTAAGCTCTTATCGGATTCTTTTAATACCATTTTTTTAAGCCTTTTTAATTTTAGAGACATCCAGCCCTTTATTTCTGTAGGGTTTGCGCTTGAAGTATGTTTCAAAGTACTTTTCAAACGCTTGTTCAAGTTCTGTATAGAAACGCCGTTGTACGTTGTCCCTTCTAAAAGGATGAGCTTCTATATGTAAAAACTCTTCTTCTAAAGGGCGCCCGTCATACATAAACGGAATTATTTCTACTTTGAAGGTAATATTTTTATCCACAAACCAACTAATGTATTCTGCTATGCGGTCATTCTGTTTGAAAAGTGAGTAAAGTTCTTTTTTAAACCAGCCGTCGAAGGTGAATGCGTCTTGCTTATTGGCGTAATCTTCGGCGACGGAATCAGGTATACGTTCATAGCTTTCTTGTGTTGCCTGCTCTTGCTTTTTGTATTTAGAATAGTCGGTCGCTGGATCATTAACAAAAGTCGGCTTTGGCGTAAAATAACTGGTTTTACTTTTCCAGGCTTCTATCGTTTCTTTCTTTAAAAACAACTTGGCATTAAATTCAAATAAACCCCCATCTTTTTTTGCCTTACGACCCATTAATAAATCATTCTTGGCCAAGGCCTCACAATAGCTTTTAAAGTCTTGAAAAGAATTGAAACTTAGGATTATTTCTTCTAGGTAAGAGCTATTAATCAATTGATGTTCGTCAAAGATGCCTTTCTTGGCATGATTTTGATAAACAATTGTCCGAAAGGTATTGCAGAAATCTTGTTTGTCTTTCAAAGAAGAAGGAGAAACTTTTTCAAGAACGGGTTGTTTAAAAATAGCGACTGGTTGTTGCTCTTTGGAAACTTTCTGTGGTATCCATCCTCCGTTAGGGCCAACGACAAAGTGCTGTACTTCTTCTTGATCAAGTTCTTTTTCAAAGCCAGAAATCAGAAGATCATGGTCAGAATCAGCCTCAGAATTTATTTTGTCGGATGGATTGACTTTTGTTGAAAAATCTGCTACCCTTTGATCATTGATCAGTTGATCAAGATCAGAACCCTTTGGGGCAGGATTTTTAAGGATACCCCTTTGAATACTTTCTATTGACTCATCTTTACTTCCCTCTATTTCATCTATTCCAAAAAAATCAATTTTTTCAATTTTTATTTTAGAATTATTTAACGAATACTCATTCGCTGGTCGGTCGCTGCCTATTTTTTGGGCATTTTTTTGTGCCGTTTGGTCGTTCCGTTCCGTTTGCGGAACAATAACTTTAAAAAAGTTATCATAAAAAATAAAAATAATTTCAGAAGAAACTTTTGAAACGCTTGAATCAACCAAACCAAGAGCCTCAAGATTATTTCGGTAATTACGAAGTGTGCGAGACTCCCCAATATTAAGAGAATCCAGGATATCTTTTTCTTTTAAGGCCAGTACGCTACTTTCCTCTTTCTTCCATTCTTGATAAAGCAATGCACATAGCTGGGCGGTACCTTTCGCTCTCTCAACCTGCTTAGATTCCAGAAACTTTCTGAACGTCTCTTCGATAACAGAGAGCTCTAAATTGACTAACGCTTTCTCTAACATGGTTTAAGCTCTCCCTTCTTTATAATACTGGTTAAAAAAGGTTAAGAGCGGCTGCTCGAGACAAAAGGAGCTCTTGTCTTGCCGTGTAAACGAAATCAGCCCAGTCCAGGAAAGAAAAGAAAGAGCGTCAGTTAGTTCTTTAGCAAAGGGGGGCCATTCTTTCTTTAATGTGCTGACAGAATAACCTAGAGAACAGTTAGGCGTATAATGACGGCTCAGCAGAAATAAAAGACGGGCTGAATAGTCAAGGTTAAAGGCTTTAGCTGAACCTTCTTTAAAGTTATTTTTTAAAAAATTCTCTAACTCGATTACGGAACACAACATGGTGAAAACTCCATTAAACAAACAATGGAGCGTTTATAACACCAGGTGGGGGGGTGGCGGTAAGATGGCGGATTCAAAAAAAATCACTTTTTTTTAAAGTCTTGTAACCCTATGTAAATAAGGGGTTTTAGGGGGTGGCGGAGGGTGGCGGAAAATAGGCCTAGGGTGGCGGATCTTTCAACAAAATAAGAAATTATTGACCACCCTTTCTAATTCACCTACGATCTTTTTAATTCTCTCTGAAAAATACTTAGATATGTTTAGTGTTTATGAATTAGCTATTCTTGAAAAACTCAACGAACTAAAAAGTAAAAAAGAAACCGCCCTATTTTTCGGTATTCCGAGAACAACTCTCAGGGAAAAACTTGAGATAATGGAAAACCGATTCGGAAAAAAATTATTATCTCAACTAAACGATCAAGAAGGCACAACGCTTACAAAACAAGCTTTTAACCTTGTAGAAGGAATTAAAAACTATTCTAACAATCTCATTAAAGAAAACATAAATAATGTCGTTAATTTTTACACGACTAATAGATTCTGCTCCTTTCTCTCCGAAAAAGGCATCTTAGCTTACTTAACACGATTGTTTGGCATCAAAATAACCCTTACGTGTGATGAAGAAGAAAGTCAAAACGCAGACCTTAAATTAGTCTGTTACAACAATGGGGATGGGAAATATATCCAAGAAAGTTTAGTTCCCTTAGAATACGGAATTTATGCTCATCAAGACTATTTAAAAGAGATTAATCCAGATTCTTATCCTTCAACGGAAACGCTTTTTTTATACGATATAGCTATTTTTTCAAACAAAAATACCCGTCTTTACCCCAATTCCTTAAATATTCCTAACACACTTCCTTTAGAGGCTTTCAATTTTGTCTACCACGCTAATAATTATGATTATTTAAGCCATTTACTGAACAACAAACAAGCGCTTGTGGTTTTGTCAAAGGGAACATTTTTGTTCGGAATCGCACAATCTCCTGAGATTACAGAAGTTCTGAAAGAGTTTCCAATCCCCTCCTTAACTTTGTTTGCTCATGTTAGAAAAACAAACTCGAGTGAGAGACAACGCTTATTAAAAGAGATTGCTTCAGAAATTAGAAGAGAGTTATTAAAAGAATTTTATCCTTAACCAAACAACAAACACGCCAAAAAAAGCAATAGCGCCTGTAATAGAGAAATAATATATTTAATGTTCAAGGACATCGAACGTAACTCATAATACGCTATAAACGACGATAAACACGTTAATACCATAAAGACACAAAATAAAATACTGAGATCTTTAGCGGATTGCGTCCAGTAGCTTTTAAACACCTGAAAAAATAATGAAAGGTTTGAAAATAACGGAGCTAAAATGAGAAAGGTGTTTTTGAAAGATGAACGCATAATGTTGTGATAGAAATCTAAATTTTATGATGACCACTATTATTAAACACTACCACAACATTTTTTTATACTGTTTTTTTCTAGGCAATAACCCAATTATTTAAGAAAATAAAGGGAATTTGTCGGGAAACGCTGGAAAAGCCACTGGAAAATTTACAGGAAATGAAATTGGTTGCACTGGAAATGTTGGAAAACTCTTCATATTAACTTCTCCTATTAATGTTGATTAAATTAACCTTCTGAAAGGTTAGATAAACTTTTAGCAAAAATAATACCTTTAGCACAATTGTTATTTTTGCATTGAACCATTGCATAAAATGCAACAGTTCACAGTTTCTGTGGATAAATCGTGTACAAGAAACCGCCCAGTCTCTCTTTTGTTGATCTTTAACGCAAATGATTATTTTTTAGGCAGCCCTTCAGTGTCTATCTTTTAGATTTATTTTCTACACAATCCCTTAGCTTTTTCATATGCATCTCCCATTTTTCTATATGTTCTTTTTCCTCTTTTTCTTTTTTTTCAAAATTAGCATCCAACTCTTGTATTCTCTCGTGTTCTAAACGGAGTTTTTCGATTTCCTCGGGGTGAAGCCAATAGTTTTCGTTAATAGCCTTATTTGCCAATCCTTTCTTAAAATCGTCAAAAACGCTCCATTTTACTACCGTCCAAAAACTGGGTGGTACATCTTCTTTTTTTAAAAATTTATTCATTCTTTCTCCTTACTTCCTCAATTCTAAAAACTTTTCAAACAACCGCTCCCATTTGGAATCCATATGCCTTATTTCTTCACGGATTAGATTCTGATCCTCTCGTATTATTTTTATATCCTCTCGGTGACGGTCTTCTTGCCGTTTTTGATCCTCTCGGTTCCGTGAATCCATCCACCGAACAGAACCTAAAACTGTTACAATCACGGGGATTGTGATTCCTAAAATGTTCCCTATATCCATTATTCATTATCTCCCGATAAGTATTCTTCATCATACTGTTTTTTGCTCTCAAGAATTTTTTCCCTCTCATAATCCTCCCTAAGCTTTGAGATGTCATCCAAATCTAAAAGCGTTCTCTCGTGGATAAAAATATTTGACCGTCCCTCCTCAAACATTGTCCAACAAGCCCTTTTTAATATAGACCACTTGCCTCCTGTACAATCTTTTCTACTCTGTATCATTTTCTTCTTTCCCCTTTGAATCGCTTAAAAGACCCTTATGCCAAATCGGTTTATTATGCTGATGATAAATCTCCTGTTTTTCAGAACTGTATCTATTAGACCAGCCCCCATACGAAAAAACCAAACGTGCTGACAACGGGCTATGATATCTCCTTATCCACCCGTAAACATAAAATTTACTCATTCTTTTTTACCCCCTCTTCCGTTAACGGCATCGTAAAACTCCAGTAAATCTTCTTTTTCAATGGTGGAATCGACATTTTGTTTAAAAATTTCTAAAAGATCATTAGCCCCCTCAGAATTTCCCTCCTTAAGTTGTTCTAGTCTAGAAAAGAAAAATAATAAATCTAAGGAGGAACAAAAAACATAACGGCTGATTAAAAATAACTTTCTATATTTTTCTTTATGGTTTTTATCTACTTCACTCATCCCCTATCTCCCAATCTGTATAGCCTTCTAATTCTTTTGCGTATCGTTGGTAAACTGCGTCTTTGCAAAATTTATTTTTGAAGATAATTTTACCCTGTTCCCAACGTTGGTTCAGTAGCCACGATTTATAGGCCAAAGCGCTAACCCGTTGCAATACTATTTTTTGCGCTTGCTTCGTGTCTGGCGATACGTCACTGTTGTTAATCCTTTCAAGCATTTCTGCCTCTACGGCCCTTTTATCCGCTCGTTCTGGCGGCTTGTATTTCTTGATAAAACTCATCTTGTTAATCCCAAACGCCTTATCCCAGCTGTTTAAATCAAGGGCATACGCAAGTGTGGGGATACCCCCGACCTGTCGTATCATTTGGTCTATTCCCTCCTCAAAAGCTTGTGCCTGGGCTTCTGCTGTCTCAAGCCCTAGTTTTTCTTGTAAAAATTTCTTTCGGATGCCGCCAAGTTGTCTAGCTTTTTCTCGATCAAGCTGAATTTTAATTCCGAGTTTCTCATTTAAACGTTTTTTTATCTCCAAAACGTGAAGATTTTCTGTTTTTGTTTTTTCCTTTTTTGAATCCGATTTGTTATATCGATTAATAATATTATTATTATAAGTACAACCCGTAATTTTTACGGGATGAGGTAAACCGCCCCTTTCAGGGTTGTTAGGAGCTTCACTCACTTTCTCTTTAAAGGTTAAAATGGTTCCTTCTTTCTCGTGTAAAAGATTAAGGGCGGCATAATTCACCCAATAGGAATTTGTTCGATCACTTCCCTTTCGTTGTTTCACTTTTAAAAGGCCTGCTTTTTTAAGAGCTCTGACGGCTTTTTCTATGGCACTTGTTGAGCATTGCGCTTGTCGAGCGAGAAGCTCTTGTGTTTGAGTTACCCATCCCACTTTGTTTTGCCCTTGAATAAGACTGGAAAGAAAAGAGGCCGCTATTCCTCCAAAATATTTTTTAACGCTTGGGCTAACCTTAAAATAAAAATGAGGCGTTAAATCAACATCATCCTCTTTGGAAAAGAAGGAATCCTTTTTTAAGGAATAACCCGATCTCTCAAGATAGCTGTAAGCTAATTTGTAAGCTTCTAAGCCGCTGTCGTTAGTGCCGTGTAAGTGCATTTCAAAATCTCCTCATTTTTGTAAGAAAAGATCTTGAAACTTCTTTTAAAAGAAGATACCATCCACTTGTGTTTT